GGCAGGCATCTTGTTTGCCTTAACGAGAGAGGAAGAGGAAGACATTTCTAACGCGTTGGTATACTCTTACCCTACGGCGGTCATGTAAATCGCTTGCGTCAGGAAATCGGGGGAGGGGCGCATTGTATACCTTAACATCCTCTGCTTGGTGCAGACATAGTAGGTTCTGTAGGCGACGACGGGGTCTGGGTTCTTGTATTCGTCAGGCATGGCTGGCTTGGGTGGTGTCCACTCTTCGGAGAGACCTTGCGGGGTGTTCATGCAGAGCCAGACCAGGTGCTCCTCGCACTTGTGATGCTTGCCGTATCGGTATGTGTACTCCTCACACAACTCCAGTCCGAGACGGCAGAGCCAACGGTAATTGGCGCTCGACTCACGAACCCACTTTGCACAAGGGTGGTTGGGATGGGTCTTCTTATAGGCGTTTGACGGCATGGGTGTCCCACAGACCCAGTGGGCGCAGTACAGGAGCTGGCAGGTCTCAAGGATCATCTTCACGACGTGTTTGTCGCAGTGAAGGCGAGCCGCTTCGACAGGGTCGAGGGAGAGGAAGAAGATGTTCATGGTGGCGGGTATCCGTTAGCCTGCCACTGCTAAACCCATTTTTAGCAGCGATATAGGGCCGACAGAACCATGAACACAAAGTCGTAGGCGTTGGACTCCATCAGCATGAAGATCAATGCATTCAGACTGGTCATGATGTAGGAGTTGGGCGTCATCTGTCGACCAATCTGGAGGCCTCGCGTGCAGTAGACCAGCGCACGATGAGGGCGTCTTTGCATCCCATTCAGATCGATCGACAGGATGCGAAACATGGTCGACAGGTTGTCCTTGGTCAAGTCCACAAACATGTTGGGATGGACATCTTCAAACCCGTAGACCCGGAAGATCTGACACACGGCCGTCCACCTGCGAAAGATACGGTCGGCAGTGAGAACGTCTGTCTCTGACATTGTCGTCATGCCCTTCTTGCGGCGGTAGATCCATATCTTCTTAAGGCGCTGCTTCACCTCGTGGGCCAACTCGACATTCGTGTACGGATTTGTGGGCGCTATGGATCGTATCGACCAATCCCACAGGGTGCAGAAATCAAACCACCACACCTTGCCTCCCTCTTCCAGGCCTACATAGTCAAACGGGTGCTGGCGATTCTTGGATTCAAGAGTCACGAGCTCCTCGTCGTTCACGCAGTCGCCACGGCACAACACGCCAGGCCCGCACAGTGCGAGGTAGCGCCTGAGTTTCCACCCGCGAAAGATGGCTTGAAAGCGGATCAATGGAGCAGACCTGTCTTTCATGACACTTGCCCAAAGCCTGGGCGTCTTGACACCACGATGGTGTCCACACATCGCATGCCCAACCAATGCAGTGTGTGGACACTGGTCATCGGTCTTCTTGTTCTTTGTCGATGCACACCTAGGCATCCCTTGATTGATTGGTACAGTTTCTTGAAAGTTGGATTCGTTCACTAAAAACGGAAAGTGGCCCAGATAGGTCAACCAGTCTTACAACACAATCAACATGTCTGCTTCCGCCATCGTTCCTTCTGAGACTCTGGATATCAACCGCGTCACCATCGGCGAGATCCGCGCCAATAAGGCAGGCGGCAAGACCGTTCCGATTCGCTACAATGGCCAGAACTTCCAGGTCCGTATTCCGCGCATCTTCTATCCCGCTGGTGTGGTTGTGCGCACCGATGATCAGGGCAAGAGCAGCTACAGTCTGCTTGCATCTCTCAAGGGATGCGACACCTTCGTGAAGCAGCGTGCGCCTGGCGATCTCGGTGAGATTGGCCAGCTGTACAACTTCATGCTGGACCTTCAGGAGAAGATCATCCAGCATGCGATTACGAACAGTGGCAAGTGGTTCGGCAAGTCCAAGTCGGAGGCAGTGCTCCGCGAGACGATGAAGCCGATCCTGAATCCTAGCGTGGAGAAGGTGAATGGTGAGTGGGTGCCGAGTGGCAAGTATCCGCCCAGCCTTCGCATGAAGATCTCGGTCTGGGATGGTGCGGTCAGCCTGGATGCGATGGATCCGAATGGCGAGTCCATCGCCGTGACGCTGGACAACATCGAGCAGGTGTTTGCCAAGCGCATGGAGGGTCGCATGGTCATTGCGCCGAGCATCTATGTCACGGGCACGGGCTTCGGCGTGACGTGGCGTGTTGTCCTCGCCAAGATCTTCCCGCCCACGCGCATGTCTGCCAAGGCGGCCTTCGCGGACATCAAGGAGCCTGAGGAGGCCAATGCTCGCGAGGATGCGGATGAGGAGACTGAGGACACGGTCCAGGTCCCCGTTGCCGAGCCTGAGGAGGAGGAGCAGGCCCCGCCTCCACAGATGAATCGGGCAAACACGGGTGGTGCTAGTGCGCCTCCTCAGACTGCGGCAAAGCCTGGTCGGAAGCGGGCTGCGGTGGCTGCAGCAATGTAAAGACCTTCGAACCAGACGGAGGCTTGTGAAGCGTCAAATATTCATCAACAAAGAACACCTTGGACAGATTAGGTAGATCAAGGTAAGAACCAACACAACCCGCATGGAGTGGCTCAAGAGAAGCCCATGCACACTTTTCACATGTGTATACCTTCGGGGGGTTCAAGACCATCTCGGGGCTGAACACGCGGACGGATCCCTTGGTACACTGCTCAAGGATCGTGGCGGCGGTGGTCCATCCCTCGGAGGTGAACCTCTCGTAGACAGACTCTGGAAAGACTGACCACAGACTGTCTCCGATCTCCCACCCCTTTTCCTGTAGGAGAGTTGCGAATGGGCTCTCGTAGTACCATCGCAAATGGACATCTGCATGGTCAATCAGGTCATGTTCGGCCAGTCCCACGCGGTCGAGATCTTCATCGTAGAGCCAGTAGACATTGGCGTGCGTGTAGGCAGGATCCCGACGACCACGGTACACCTCGCGACCGTCCATAGTCCACAAGTCTGAAACCACATCAATGTCGTGTTCTGTAATGTCGGTAGATACTGGGTACACCACGCGGCGATCGATGGCAGACAACATTGTTAGCCTGCGGCACTTAATCAAACGAGACCACAACGCGGACATCGTGACGACGGACAGACTTGGTGGCGGAACGGCTGAGCTCGTGGCGCTTGCGTCGCCCCTCCTCCGTATTGGTCACAACCTGAGAACACGCCTCCATGTCTGCATGAATCTCATCGTAGTGCTCCGTAAGGTAGTCCAGAACCTCGTCCTGCACAGCCCACTCAAAGAAGTTGAGCTGACCTACCGTCGTGTCCAGTCCACGAAACTGGATTCGCTTCCACCTGCAGAAAGGGTCAAACATCTTCTTGTTGTACGCCTTGAGATGTGCCTTGTATACCAGGTAGACGATCACATGCTTGTTGTCCTTGGTCAGGAAGGACACGTTCTGCTTCTTGGAGTAATTGGTCACAAACCAGTCAATCAAACGCAGACTGAGCTTGGACTCACCCTTGAGGATGGATTGAACGCGCTCGAAGGTCGCGGGGTTGGCATAGAAGTTCTCGAGGCGGTGGAGAACCCACTGTTCCTTGCTTTGAATTACAGTATCCGTCATACCTAATCTGTGTTTCACCAGTGAAAATGAGTTTAGGAGTTCAACGCATGGAATCTTGTAATGGATGACGCACTTACGCAGTGTCTCTGGGATGGACCCTTCACACACCTTCAAACGCGGATTCGTCAGTTCGTCCACTTCTGCGCAGGGTTGGTCCCTCTGTCTCACCGCGTGCTTCGCCGTCATGTTCTGGCTCGCGTGCACGAGTTGATGAAGGGCGAGCTTGGGCGCAGATGGGCTCGAGACCGCAATGTGCGACGGGTCATCCGTATCTACGGGCAGAATGATCAGCGAACGGCGGCGTGGCACTCCAAGCGCGGACAGATGATCACGGCCTCGGAGTTGGGTGCCATCTTCACGGGTGGTGAGACGCGGCGTGCGGTCATGATCCGCAAGCTGGATCCGCCTGCTCCATCAACAGGCCCGCCGTGTGCACCTCTGATCTGGGGTACACGATTTGAGCCCATTGCCAAGCAGATCTACGAGGAGGAGACGAACTGTTCCATCACCGATGTGTCGTGTGTCCAGCACCCAGTCCATGCCTTCATGGGTGCCTCTCCCGACGGCATCATCTTCCCCAAGGGACCACGAGACATGCGGCATGGTCGCCTGGTCGAGTTCAAGTGTCCCTTCTCGCGCGTGGCCAAGGATGGCGTGCCGTCCGCATACATCCACCAGATGCAGATGCAGATGGAATGTACGGGCATTGACGAGTGTGAGTATGTCGAGTTTCGATTCAAGCAGGTCTACTATGCAGAGTGGGTTGCCTTCCAAGGTCGCAAAGGTATCTTTGTGATCTTCGAGGATGACACTGTCAGCTACACCAAGGACGCATCCTGGGAGCAGGAGCACCAAAAGGTGCACTGGATTCTACAGTCTGTGAAGAAGGACTTTGTGCCGCGCGACCCTGCCTGGCTTCCCAAGCACTTTCCCGAGCTGAAGGCCTTCTGGGACGAGGTGGTCCAGCACCGAGCCAATGGGACCAAGCCCACGTCACCGCCGTCCACAACAGTAACGATAGACCTTTAACCACCACGGACGCCGATCGGCAAACTTGGCGTTCCACTCCTTGATGGTGAACCGATTGCCCATGCTCAAATTACACCGACGACAAATGGGATACAGGTTGTCAAGAGTCGTCTTGCCACCCTTGCTCTCAGGCACATCGTGTCCGCATTCAAAGTCAAATACATTCATGCGGTTCTGACACCACACAATGGTACATGGGCTCGAGAAGACATGGCCGCAACGGAGAATCCACACCTGTTCTCTCAGGGCGACTGGGATTTTCTGCTTATGAGCCATTGGGAATTACCATGTCTTTTCCTGTAGACGACCAGGAGGGGGTCCGCCAGTGACATTGATGTACGACTGGTACGCATTCACCTGAAACGGAGTCTGGAGTCCTTCAAGGGGCGGGGTCGTCACCTTGGGACGGGGCATATGGTTCGTGCGCTGGGAATAACTGGAGTCTGTCGTCACATCTGTGCGGACGATTCCACGCATGTCCTGGAACGCGGGGTCAGGGCGCTTGGCCTCGGAGGAGAAGAACGTGAACCACGCGAGGCCGATGGCCACCAAGGCCACGAGAAGCACAAGGAATTCATTCATTGTTTAGAGACCCCGAAAAAAAGGGATTGTTTCGTCTCTTGCTCATCAACAAGTATGGCGCCTTCCGAAGAGACAGCACTGGAGACCCTTCGACTCTTCCTCTCTCGCCGCGGACTTCCCACGGAGACGATTCGTGTGACGACCGAAGATCTCGAGAAGGTCAATCTCTACACCATTGGCAAGATGCTGGTCATCTTCAACCAGAAACAAACCACCTCCGTCCCCGACATTGGAAACTACCGCAAGTTTGCTGCCGAGCACTCGTACACCAATGGCATCGTCGTCGTATCGAGATCCAAGCCATCTGACAATGCACTCCTGCAGATGAAGGCCGCATCCAAGGAGCGCATGCACTTCTTCTACCTCCCCGAGCTCCAGTACGACATTACACAGTCTCGCTGGTCCATGCCACACCGCATCATGAAGCCCGATGAGATTACGGAACTCCTCAAGGCCAAGAACATCACCAAGCCCGAGGTCCAGCTGCTCTCGATTGATTCGCAGGATATCCAGGCGCGTATCCTTGGTGCCATCCCGGGAGATGTGATTGAGGTGATTCGTCACAGCGACACAGCGGGGCAGTCCAAGGTCTGGCGGTACTGCGTGGTGGATGCAAATGTTGTTTGAAGACAATGAGTGCACCCGTAGCCGACGGACAATTGGCGGACCTGGATGCCAAGTATCAGCTCGCGCGTGCAGACTATGATGCCAAGGTCTCAGCGGCCCTGGCATCTGCCGACCCCGTGGCTGCTGCGGCTGCTGTAAAGGCCAAGCAGGAGATGGTGAGTCTCACGGAGAAGATGGTGTCCGTTACGACGCAAACCCCGACACCTGATCTGGACACCAAGCATCGTCAGTTTCTCGATCGCCTTCACACCCTGCAGGCAGAATACAATACCCTGTCGGCGAGCAACGACCAGCTGAAGACCTTGCAGGCGATTCGTGCGCGCGAAGAGGAGAAGTTCGAAGGTCCCTTTTACTTTTTCGGCGGGCTCTTTGCATTGTCCTGCTGTGCACTCTTGGCCACTTTGATCATCAAGCACTAGTACACACCACCCACAAAGACAGCAAACACGCCAATCACGAAGATAGCCACTGCCTTGGAGATCATGATGGAGGTATCCTGTATACGATCCGCACTGTTCACTTCGGACTTGGTAAGGGTGTCCTTGAGGGTGGGAAGTGCAGTCTCGTACGATGCGATTTGTTCGTGGAGCTTGCTGACATCCCCGCCCAGGCCGCCGTTGTCAGCCAATTGACGCTGGACATCCTCCTGCATGTTCATCGTACCCTGCTGTTCCTCTGCAAGTCTCGTATCCAGTTTCGTCTTGGCCGCCGCCGTTGCCTGTGCAGCCGCCGTGTCATTGGGATTGAGCGTAGACGCGGTCAGCAGAGTCTTGTAGTTTGCCAGTTCGTCCTGCAAATCCTTCGGCAATACAATCGTCGCATCCGCCTTTCCAGATGGAGTCGGATTCGTCAATTGCTCACGCCCCGTGAGATTGATAATAAACAGGAGGGTTCCCGCGAGAAGGACAAGCCACTCGAGCATTATCTCTTGGCTAGTAAACAAAATGCCCGTGCGTTCCTTCCTCGAACTCGGTGGCCCAGGCGGAACGGTTCACACGCCCCTGACAAGTGATGCTTCTGAACACACGCGCTACATCCGCATGGCGGCCACCATTGCCCCGTACATCAACAATGGCGTGTCTCCAGTCCCCAATGCCCTCGGTTGGCGGAGCATGGATGCGAACCGTGATGCTCGGTTGATTGCCCCGATCTACGGCAAGATTCGGGCTTTTCTTCCGAACAGAGGATAATGGATAGCGTTCACCAGTCGTCTCGACTGCTCAAACAGGCATCGGACGACTATGATGAATTTCTTCACGACACACCCACACCTCGGCAGGCGACTGCGGGCTCGATTGACTCGCGCGCGTCCAAGGAACGCCAGAAGATCCTCAAGGTCCAGGCCATGCACCTCTATGTCATCCAAGTTGCCCTCTTGACGATCCTGTTCTGCATTCTGGCGTACTGGGTCCTGCCCGACTGGGTTGCTCCGATGGTGAGTCTGTTGATTCTTGCTACGGGCATTGGGTCAGCAATCTATCTTTCACAGATATAATGGGTCAACAGTTCTCTGCCGCCACGGTCGCTGCCGAGCTAGCCGCTGCCAATAAGCTGCAGACGGACACTGCAACCGCAACTGCCAAGGCGCAACAAGAGGTCGACAAGTACACCATGGAGTTCAATGCGGCCCAGACTCAGAAAAACCAGATTCAGACCACCTCCGAGCTCATGCAGAAAGCGACGGGGCTGTACTCGGGGGTCTCTGACGACCTTCATTACACAGTCAATCAGTTCGATTCCCATCTCAAGGACTTGCAGAACAAGATCAACATTACCAACCGAAAGACCGCGGCTCCCTCCTGGTGGCCTTGGCTTGATATCTTTTTGAATGTGATGCTTGTAGTGGTACTGCTGTATGCAATCTACTCCTTGGTGCGTCGTACCTATTACGTTCATCCTCCAGCTACCCAAGTCGGATACCATTAGCAATGGAGATCAACGACTCACGCACCGTACTCGACTTCCAAAAAAAGACCTTCTGCGGTCATCCGAGGGCGCATGTTCGCAAGGTCCTCTTACAGAACATCCAGTTGGGACACGCGGATTACGCGTGCTACTGGACGCTCGAGATGCTGTGTTCGGGATTGGTACATTCCCTGTGGGATGCCTTTTTCGAAGCCGCGGCTCTCCACATCAACCGTGGCAATCCTGCGGTCTTTACCTACTTGGCCAAGGCGTACGAGGACTACATGCCAATCGAGGGAACCTATCCGCTTGGCTCCATGACCAGCATCCGCAACAACTTGGATGTCCGTCGCATGGTGTGTGAAGTCGCAGCCGCCATGTCGGGATCTCGCAAGAACAAGCTGCCGACCCTGCCGACCCTCAAGCCGATCCACGACTTTGACCCGATCACGATTCAGGAGAGCGTGCGTGCTCCCTCGTCCATGTACGGAAAGCTGGTCCTGCGCGCGAACGACCCCATCTCCGTCATGGTGCCCATGAACGAGTTCTGCTACTGTATTCGCGCCGATGTGCGTGACCTGACGCGCTCTCTGTATTGGATGTCGTGGGTCATGACCTTTTGCAGAGAGCACAAGAAGGCGTCCAAGATGGTTCTGCCCTTTGCCAACCGCTCAGACGAGTTCGTATCCATGGAGCACGGCACTCACCCGGTGTGGATCTTTTGGGAGGCCGTTCGCAAGCAGGCGGGTCTCCAGGCCCGTCCGTACATTGAGATTCTCTACAAGATGCACTGTCTGCGGTGGTCGCCTTCGGACAAGTCCAAGCGTGCCCTGTTGTTGGCGGCGATTGTCATTGTGTGCGAGTCCAACTTGGACACTACGCCCGTATCTGGAAACACGCAGGCCATCTCGACCATGCTGGAGGGAATGCCGCGATGGATCGACGCCATCCAGCGGATGCAGCAGTCCTTTGCCCAACCCTGAGCCCAAAAACGGAATGCCAGAGACCGAGTATATATGTCTTACTAGAATGTTTAAGCCCTCTATCTCTGCCACAAAGGTTGCGGGTGTCTGCGGTCTGCACAAGTACCAGAACATCGATGAGGTTACCTACGAACTCTACTGCAAGGACAAGACTGTTGAGCCTAAGATTCGAGCGATTGAGGCCGAGCTCGGCCTCCGATCCTTTGAGTCTCTGAAGACGGATGTGTTCAAGGACGGGAATGTGAAGCAGGTTGTCTATGCAGCTCTGGACGCAGCCAAGTCGGGAGATGTGGCCGCTGCACTGGAGGATGTCGAGATCCACGCTCGCATGGTGCTGACTATGCGATACGGCCACCTGGGAGAGCCCGTTCTGAACCGCCTGGTGTCCGAGGCTCGCGGTGAGGTGTCCAAGAAGCGCGGTCTTAACAACGAGGACAAGATTCTGAACACCTACGAGACGGACAACAATGTTCAGGTGGTGGAGCGCAACACCAAGAACATGAAGATGGAGTTCCCCACCTTCCGACTGGCGGGCCGCACGGATGGATGGGTGGCCGCTCACAATCGGATCGTGGACAGCAAGGACCGCACGCGCTTCTTTCCCGAGGTTCCGATTTACGACGAGATTCAGTTGCGGACCTACATGAAGATGTCGGGTGCAGTAGAGGCAGAGCTGATTGAGCGGTTTCCTGCACACCCTACACGCACGACCAAGTTCGTGAATGACCCGAACCAGTGGGCCGTGATCGAGGACTCGCTGACTGCGGCAGTGGCCAAGATGAACCAGATTCTCGAGTCGCCGACTGACCTAGAGCGAATCATCCGTAAGAATACAGTAAGGAATGGAGGTCCAGTGCACTGAGTCTCCTCCGCCATGGGCTAACGCCGTAGGCAAGACAATCGAGATACACTACTTTTATACTGGACTGGGTCGCATCAATACCCACACACAGATGTTCCAACTCCTGCAAAAGGGCGACAACGGGCGCTTGATTCTATTCGAGCGACCCCATCCGATTGGTGTTCTGTCGCGCGTCTACCACACCGAGGCCGTGACCTACACAGAGTACTCGGTGACACCCCGCCGCTGGTGTGAGCGCATAGACCCCGCAACAGCCTTTTACTTTGAAGAAGTGCGTAGAATCGTGCCTGAGAAAAAGTGAGTTCAGCACAATGGAGATTTGGGAAACACTCCTTCTTGCCTTTGGGTCGATTAGCGTCTTCGTTGTCCTCCACCTTGCAATCTTTTTGCTGGTCCGATGGATGTACCCACCGACTGTGATGCCGATGCCGATGGTCCCGCCTACACCCATTGCCACACCCCCTGCAACCGTGGCTGCTCCCGCTCCCATCCTTGCACCCCCCGCACCGCCCGCGGAACCGCCACTTCCTGAGTATTACACGCAGCCTCCGAACAAGAGCAATGCTACAGCGGATGCGATCACTTTACCCATGGCACCCTCTAGTCAAGAAGGGTCAACCAGCCTCGACGACTTGCAAGGTCGTCCCCCAGTATAATGGGCTTCCAGGCTGGGTGTTGATGGCGCATGATGCATCTGGGGTTCCTCGTGTCGTGTGGACGGACGGGAAGACAGAGGAGGTGCTTCCCATCGTCATGGACGATCGGCTCTGTTTCGATACCATTCTGCGCGGAGTCCGTTTGGGCCCCAAGCAGATTGTTGCGTACGATCTCTGGACTGTGAACGGAGAGCCTGTTCACAACCGCCTGTCCTTCGGAAAGAGACAGGAGGTTCTTGCATCGCTTCTTGCCGAGTTTCATCAGCCCGACCTGACGGCCATTACCACAATCGGCAATGCGCCCGCGAATGCGTTACTTCGTGGATACGAGTGTTACGATGACATGCCTGGGTCAATGGGAGTGTTTACCGAGCAGCCTCCCCTCCTTCCAGAACATATTCCCGACGAAGAGTAAATGGCTCGTCATTCTTCCAAGCGAAAGGGGACTCGCCGTTCCCGCCGCAAGACAATGCGCGGTGGCACGGTGGCTACCACGCCTCTCGGTGCTGGACAGCAGAATATTGTCGGAACCATGTTAGTTGAGCGCACCAATCTCAGTGGAGGCGTTGGTTACCCGTCGGCCACGGACGGCGGCGACCCGCAGCCGTTTTCCACAGGCAGCTATGCGGCGGCGGGCGGACGTCGTCGCCGTAAGACAAAGAAGGTCGAAAAAAAAAAGTCCGTAAAAGCCATTAAGCGGTTGCTGAAGGCCAAGGGACTGAAGGTCTCGGGATCTCGTCGCGCAGTCACGGCCCGTGCGCGCAAGGCTCGCATTCCGATGAAGGGAGGTCGCAGTCCCCTGACGGGTTCGCCGTACCAGTCCTACCAGGGCGGCAACGACAATGTGGATCGCGGACTGGCCAGCCCCTTCTTGAGGGCCAACCCTGTTGACGGCAATGTCCAGAACATCCCTGGGTACGGCCCTGGGTCGTCGGAGTTCATTTCGAGCGGCTCGGGCGGCCTCGTTCCCGCGTAACGGCGTCGGCCCATACATACGGCATGTAGGTGGGGTCGTTGGTGACAATGAACGGTCCACCTCGACGCAGACCCTCCAGCTGCATCTTCTGCATGACGAATGTCAGCTCGACATACTCTGCGTACTCCACCCACGCTCCCCACGCAGTCATGAACGATGTCAAAAAGAACAATCCATCCGACACATTCATTACATATGAAAAGAAGGCTATCAACGGCATGAGAATCATCTCGTTGATATGCTTGATTCGTGGATAGAACTCCGTCGTATCCCAGGAGGTCGACAAGGTTATGTATCGTTCAGCGGTTTGGAACGCGGTCTTAGGCATTTGCCTCGATCCTTACTCCATCGGCGGGAAACTTCATAGGCTCCATTGTGCGCGGGTCCACGAACATGAGGTCCGTATCCGTGGTACAGCGAATGAAGCGGAACAGAAGGTCCAGTGCAATGGTGTTTCCAGGCATGAGGTACCGCTCCACTGCTGCGGTCAGATCCACGCCCGTCGAGGTATCTCCAATCCAGACCCACGGGTTCTTGTACGGCCTGAAGGGGTCGCCCCGGTAAGGCGTAATCTCCTCGCACTCGTAGAGGATACGGCGGCGGCACTCGTCACCGCGATTCCACTCCTCGACATAGATGGAATCCTCGGGAACACGAGTCATGTCCTCATCGTACTCGTAGTCCTCGGAGATCAGATACTTGCGAGTAGCCGTCTCGAAGGGGCTGAAGAAGGCGCCGATGGCGCGACGAAGGCGAAGGCAGAAGCAGGAGGTGAACATTTTCAGCGGGTAGTGTCATCGAACCTCTTCCACTTCGAATTCGTTTTCGTCACTACCGCGGGGGCGCTCGTATCGGCAGGAGGCTCATCGATGGCAACCTCGTTGCCCTCTCCGCTCACGAATGTCTCCTTCGTAGTGCCCTGGACCAGAATCACTTGGTCGAGGTTCACCTGCATAGACATGGCTGTCGCAAGAGCCGTGACTAGAAAGGGAACCGCCACTACGAACCACGAGACGGCGGTGAGGCCGATTCCGCAAAAGGTGTTCAGCAGGTAGACGAAGAACATGCCCACAACCAGCTTAATCGCAAAGGTCACCCACAGTCCGAGACCAATGTCCAGACCCAGCTGGACGACTAAAAAGATCAAGTACAGCAATGCAGGTGGGCAGAGTTCCTCGATGAAACGCATCTTCAGCTATTACACTTCCTCCAAGAAAAGTAATGGACGCCACAATTGACACCGTGATGTCCTTGACGAATTGCACGCGCGAGGAGGCGGAGGGCGCGCTGACCATCTACGGCGGGGACATGATCAAGGCTATGGACCTTCTCTTCAAAAAGCCCGTGGTCGCTGGAGACAAGCACATTCCGATTCCCCCCAAGGCGGACACTGGCCAGGACGAGGAGCAGAAGGCGCTGTGTGCCCAGGGCCGCGAACTCATGGACAAGCTTAGCGTCGTATTTTCAGGCGCCCACCGGAAAATCCTAGAGCAGACCCCGCAGGAGGCTGAGTCACCTGTGCCTGGAGATTCAACGAGCCAGACAACTGAGACCGCGACTCAGCCGAGCGGATGACGATCGGATTCTCTCGGACAAACGCTTCGACCTTGTCAGCAATACGAGGAGCCTCTGTGAACAGGTCCATGGCATCAACGCATGACCTGGACATGTCCTGACGCATTGCATAGTTTTCAGGGTCATCGAGAGAGATAACCGCACTCACCCACTGCTCAACACGGTCGCGCTCGCATGCGATTCCAGCAGGGACAATCCATGCCTCTACGCCCTCGGTGGTTCCAGGCGGCGGCGCACTCGGATTGGGCTTGGAGTAGATCACGGGAATGCGATTGTACATGGCCTCCACTGCAATGCGGCCAAAGCTCTCGTAATTGCTCGGAAGCAACAGAATGCGGGTTCGTTTGAGGATGTTGCGAACATCATCGTCAAACTTGATCCACTCAATGTTGGACGGCGCAGGCGGCACCCACAGCTCTCCGTAGTAGGGAATGACACCAAGGAACTTGCGATCGGGAAGAGCCCTTGCCAGTGCAATGAACTGGTGGACGCCCTTGTTGACATTTGCATTGACCAATGTAATCATGTCGCCCGTCGGGAAGGGCTCTATCTTGATCTTGTCCTCGTGCATGATGGGGCGAATCACCTCCGTGCGGACAATTGTCGACGGCCACGGAACGGTGTTGGAACGGAAATTGGCCTCCATCGTGTGATTGATGAAGAACAGCATCTCCTTCCACCCGCCCGTGATATTGTCCTTGATGGAGTTGTAACGGCCATCGAAGTGGCAGGTGGCAATCATCGGACGATCCAGTCCTCGACTGTTGATCTTGCGCACAACGGGCAGGGCAGGTGCATGGGGGCAAATCCAGACCTGACTGGATTCAAGAAGCTCCGTTCCTGCAGTGTAGTGCATGAACCGAAACCCTCGGTACGTCCCTCCGTTCCATCCTTCCTTGGGTCGGTCGGTCGTCATAAACGCAACCTGATGGCCGCGCTTTTGAAGTTCGATGGCCAAGTCAATATCGTGTAGAAATGCACCGCACAAGTCGGGCATTCGTGTTGCAAAGAAAAGAACCCTCATTATGTTGTTGTATCCAGACGTTTTACTTGGATTAAGCGTGTGGGGTCACCGCCGCGCGCCCACTTGTCCTGGACCCAGTTGTCGGGGTTGGAGTACTCCTGCTGCTTGACAGGAATCAAGGGCTGGTAGTAGTTGGGAATGGCCTTGTCCATGATGGTGGAATTGTCCTTTGTGGAGCGCTGAAGCATCGAGTGAATCAATCCAGATTCAGTATCGACCTCCGCAGGCGAGCCACCGCCCATGTTGGGGGTCGTGGCAAAAGGGCGGACCCACAGCTGCTTCGGCCCCTTGACGCGCCACGCATCAGGGTCTCCCCAGCGAAGTTCAGAGTTGGTGTCCACCTTGCACCCGTTTCCAGGCATAAAGAATCCACTGGTCGGGATCATACCAGGCTGGTCCGCCATGGCCAGGGCAGGGTTGAGAGCATCCGAGCATCCACCTTCATTCGTGGTCTGGCTGCGGCTCATGGCAGATTGGTTGGCAACTGCATCGGCGTCGGCCCGAGCGGTATCGTTCTTGCCTCGCGTCAGAGCGTAGAAAAAGTCGATGGGATTCGACGACATGCTTATCATCAAACCCAGAAAGTTTCACGCAAAACGAACAGTAAGACGAAAGGCAACAGAGTCTCAATGGTTATTCTCCAACCCTGTGATTGGCACGAGCACGATGTTTCCATCAAGGTCGGCAAGACGCGAGTTCAGGAGTATGTGGTTGATGTGTACGGCCGCACTCAAGACGATCGGGTGGCGTGTGTCCGCATCACCGGCTTCAGTCCGTATTTCTACTGCGGAGGTGCGGACCCTGGTCGTTCCGTCCAAGTGAAGAAGTACGATGTGTTTGCAGGCTTCAACGACTTGGCAAAGACGACCATGTGGAAGGTCTCCTGCGCAACCTTGAACGAGTTCCACGAGAAGAAGCGCTCCATGGCGGACCGAGTCTTGTACGAGTCGGACCTTCCGCCCTTCCTTCGCCTTATCCACGAGCGTCACCTGGGCCCTGGCTCTCCGTTCGAGTTCGAGGGCATTGAGATGGCAGCGTCGGAGGATATGGCCGTGGACGTGATGTACACCTGCAAGTACACGACCATCTCTCCCACCTCTGCCTCGATTCCCCTGAAGGTGGCCTCCTACGATTTGGAGGTCTGTCCGCTGGTGGGCCAGCAGTTTCCCGTGGCAACCAAGGATCCCATCATTCAGATCGGAGTGTCGTTCCGCATGTCCGACGACCTGATGACGCCGACTCGCAAGTCGGTGTTCGTGCTGGGCAAGGTCAGTCCATCTGACGATCCCAGTGTGGAGTTCGTGGGATGCCAAACAGAGTCGGATGTTCTCCGTGCCTTCCTGAACTGCGTCCTCGACGAGAACCCCGACATTATCTGCGGGTACAATACCTTTGGGTTCGATGATGGGTACGTCGAGGAACGGTGCAAGCAGCTGCATCTGCTCGACGAGATTAACCTGTCCCGTGGACCTGCGGCAAAGAGCAAGCGCGGAGACCAGTGGGTCACCAAGTTTGCAGAGACCAAGAAGTTCGAGCTGGCGTCGGGAAAGTATGACCTCCGCATTCTGTGCCTGCGGGGTCGGCTGTCAGTGGATCTCCTGCTGAACATGCGTCGCGAGCACTCGCTGGATTCCTTCAAGCTGGACTCGGTCGCAGAGACATTCCTTCGTGGAAAGGTAGTGCGCCGCGGAACGAAGCAGATCTTCACCTATAGCACGCGCGGACTCAACGACGGCAACTATGTGAAGTTTGATATCGTAGGAAACACCTCCGATCCGTACCGCGACGGAGCCAAGTTTCAGATCTACGATGTCCAGAAGGATTCGTTCCGTATCAAGACTGACGACGCTCTCTTTGACGAGTTTGACGCGGAGACTCTCAAGAAGTTGCACTGGACCTTCACGAAGGATGACGTGGAGCCGCACGAGTTGTTCCGCCTTCATCGCGAGGGTGGACCCGAGGGCAGGGCACGCATCGCCAAGTACTGTATTCAGGACTGTGACCTGGTGCTGACGCTGATGGCCAAGCTGGACACGCTGGTCAATACTCGCGGTATGGCGGATGTGTGCAAGGTCCCGATGCAGTATGTGCTGACACGGGGTCAGGGCATCAAGATCTTCTCGGCCGTGGTGTACTATGCGTCCCAGCGCGACCAGGTTCTGCGAACGCTGGAGAATGTGCAGGGCGACCAGACGTACGAGGGCGCCATCGTCATCAGCCCCAAGATTGGTATGTATCTTGACCAGCCCGTATCGGTGCTGGACTTCAACTCACTGTATCCGTCCAACATGATTGCCTACAACCTGTCGCCCGACACGCTGGTCTGCGAGCGCCACTTTGACACGGAGGGTCGCAAGCTCGGGCACTTTGGATTGTCGATGGAGACAGTGCGAGAGCTGGAGGGAAAGTACAAGCTGGATGAAATGGACTACGAGCTCAAGGACGACGAAGGCGTGGTTACGGGCAAGGTGGTGTGTACCTTTGTGCAGACGAATAAGGAGACACCAATGCTCATGGGTGTGCTACCCAAGACCTTGGAGATTCTGCTGGCGAAGCGGAAGGAGTTCAAACAAATGATGGAGGATCCAAAGTATGACGACGCTCAACGATCTGTCTACAATGGTCTTCAATTGGCTTATAAGGTGGTTGCCAATAGCGTCTACGGACAGACAGGTAGCCGAACGTCTCCTATCCGAAAACTCTGTGTCGCCGCGTGTACCACGGCAGCGGGACGAAAGGCCCTCTACAAGGCCAAGGACGTGGTGGAGTCCCAGTTCGGTGCCGAAGTCGTCTACGGTGATACCGATTCCATCTTCGTCAAGTTCCCCACCAAGGACCTATCAGAGTCCATCCGATTGGGGCTCGAAGCAGGTGCCGCCATCACTGCTCAAATGAACCGCAAGCCCTACAAGATTGCCTACGAAAAGACCTTCTACCCGTTCATCCTCTTCTGTCGCAAGCGGTACGTCGGCATGAAGTACGAGGAGGACCCGAACCCTGCCAAGGCCAAGCGCATGTCCATGGGTATCGTGCTCAAGCGCCGCGACAATGCACCGATCGTGAAGGATGTGTTCGGTGGCGCACTGGACATGCTCCTGCAAGAGAAGGATGTCAAGAAGGCCGCTGCGTATGTCAAGCAGAAGCTCAAGGATGTCATCGATCAGAAGGTGCCACTGGAGAAGTTCGTGCTCTCCAAGTCTCTGCGCGACGACTACAAGAACCCCGAGCAGATTGCCCACCGCGTGCTGGCGGACCGCATGGCCGACCGTGACCCAGGCACAGCTCCCAAGGTCGGTGATCGCGTACAATTCGTGTATGTGGAGGGTGCCAAGAAGGGTGCCAAGCAGGGTGACAAGATTGAGCATGTCGACTATGTACGGGCCAAGAAGCTGACCGTGGACACCACGCACTACATCACCAACCAGATCCAGAATCCAGTGGCCCAGCTCTTCGCACTCTGCATTGAGAAACTGGACGGGTACAAGCCGCCATCCGAGTCCTATGCGTCGATGCACACCCACTACATGGAGAAGCTGAAGGACGAGGAAGAGGCCACGCTGGCGGTCCTGGCCAAGAAGGAGAGGCAGCTCGAGGGGCTGATGTTCCTAGACTCTCCTGACCTAAAGAAGGTCGTGCGCGCGAACCAGCACGGGCCTTTAGACGCATTCTTCGGTAAGAAGTAATGGAGGCCACACCAAGGCCAATCGTCGTATCCGTTGAATACGAGGACGGATACGATACCCTAGTACGAGCGAACACACACAAACCCCTTTTCAAATGGTCCCAACGAGACCGCGCATTGATGCGCCTCTTTCGCACTATTCAATTCAGACGCTTGGCCGACTCGCGTAAGTTTAGGCGGTCCGACCTGCCGACGGAACTTAAGGACCCCGACCCCTACGAGCCCGAATATGTCTTCTACTGCTTACGGCTTACGGGATGTTCGGTTTAGAGATGTATGATGCAGTCTGTTATCCCCTTGCTTCGAGACATTGTCAACAGTGAGACGCAGTTTTTTAATCGTGTGGTTGATCTGCCCGACGCACTTCGGAATCGCGCCATTGCCAATCGCAGTCGGCAGACCCTGGTCATGCTCGACCTGGTTCGCACTCTGGTTGAGCCCGTGCCCATCCGCAGTCTCCCGACGACTCGCGGACAGTTTACAATCGACCTGACCCAGGATCTTCTGCGGACCTTTCACGAGCCTGTTGCCGTCCTCCCCTCGGCGGCGCAGATCTCGGCGGCTGTCGAGCTGAATGTGACTCCGCCAGCTGGAGAGCTGTGTGCGATTTGCCAGGACACCATGGCCGTGTCCACTCGTCTGAATGCATGCCGTCACTACTTCCACCACGGATGTATTACCCAGTGGTTCGGAACCAGTGTGCGCTGCCCCGTGTGTCGAAACGATATACGCGAAACCGACGAGGAAGAGGAATGATCGTCGTGTGCACGCCCACCCGCAACCGAGGCTGGACGCAGGCCTTTTCTGAGAGCTGTATGAGGGCGCAAACTCTGCAGCCCGACCACTGGATTGTGCTGGATAACTCGGATACCCCTGAGCGAGGATGGGTCACGAGCGGCGCCCTCACAGTGAAGCGAGTCGAAGGAACCAGGACAATTGCGTGGATGCGGAACCACATGCTCGACATGGCACTGGAGCTGGGTGCAGACTTTATCGTGTTCTGGGACGACGATGATTACTACCCGCCGCAGAGGATCCGCACGGGCGTGGATGCGCTAAAGGCGAATCCAAAGGCAGAGATTGCCACGTCGTCGATGATGTACATGCTGCTCACCCAGGAGAACTGCCTGATGAGTGTCGGTCCTTACGACGACTCGCACGGAACTGCATCGACCTATACGATTCGTCGAGAGTATGCGGCGACTCACCGCTTCGATCCCATCAAGACCTTCGGTGAAGAAATGTCCTTTACCCGGGGATGGAAAGCCAAGATGGTTCAGGTTCCTGCAGAAGACACCATCGTCGTCATGGGGCACAAGGGCAACACCGTTAGCAAGTCCGATGTCTTTTGGAACCCAGACAGGTACCTGGGAAAGGTTGTCAATAACATCAACGGGAAACAGGCGTGGCGCTCGCGGTGGGCGCTATCGCAAGAAGTATGGGATCTGTGGAAAACCACATTCTCTGTCGTAGAATCTCATTTACTTCAGGACTTTGTTTGAACACTGGGCATGGTGGTGGAAGCGCCTCTGACTCGCCGTACTGCAGAGAGTGGAGCATTCGACGCACATCGTAGTGGCACGTCTTGGCCATGGACTGGAGGTCCTGCTTGGGGAACAAGGGCGTCAGGTCGGAGATGGACGGGGGGAAACAACGCAGGCTTTCAATGCGAGCACACGCCTTGAAAATTCGCGGCACCTCATTGCAGGTCATCAGAATGGGAAGAGTCCGATCGGGGGAGATGAACCACTCGACCAACCTGCGCTGGGCATGAGAGTCCGAGCCATCCACCTCATCCAATACCAGACACGAGGCCTTGTTGTCGCCCCGAATCATCGAGGTGATGCTCCTCGTGTGACGATACGACGCAATCAGACGGGCAACATCCTCGTGGGACCGCATAGCCTGTGTCGCATTGATTTCAAGAGGCTCCATTCCACACGAACGGATCGACGCCAGGGCCATGGTCGTCTTCCCGATCCCCGGAGGACCGTGAAGCAAGATCACATTGCTGTAGGGCTTCTTGTTCAAGTATGTGTTCAACCGTGCCTTTGTCTCTCGGTGTCCGACCACTTCATCCAAGAATTGAGGCCGACGGACTTCACTCCACATATACGTGGTTAGAGAGGGTTGAGAAAATGCTTGCGAACTACTAATGGATGTTCCGCAGCACGTCTTGCGGTCCCTGTTTCGGGATACTGCCTTTCCCCTCATCCAGCACCACGTGGATTCCTACGACGATATGCTGTCTGCGCGCATTCCCACCTTCTTGAAGGCCTCGAACCCCGCCGAGCTCGAGCTGCCCGACAAGCGCTATATCCGTGTCTGGTTTGGTGGCAGAGAGTCGGACAAGCTGAAGTGGGTCGCGCCGACGGATGACATGGGCAACGCCATTGTTCCCCACGCGTGCCGCCTCGACAATACGACCTATGCCGTGACGCTCGTCGCGGACCTGGAGGTGGACTATGTATTCCCCAATGGGTCCACCGTCACCAAGGTCTTTGCAGACTTTGAGGTGGGGAAGATTCCGCTGATGCTGCGGAGTCGTCTGTGCTACCTGACGGGAATCGACGGGTATTCGGTGGGCGAGTGCAAGTTCGAGCTGGGTGGGTACTTTGTGATTGACGGGTCCGAGAAGGTATTGCTCACGCAGGAGAAGTTGGGCAACAATCTCTTTTACTGTGGAAAGCGGACACAGGTCAAGAACCCCGAGAATCCCAGTGGTCCTGTCGAGACCTCGGAGGAGCTGGAAGTCAAGGCCTCGTACGACACCAAGGAGGAATACTATGCAGCCGTGCGCTCCGTGTCCGAAGACGCCAGCCGCGGCCCCTACTCCCACTTTCTGGTGATTCCGCCCCCCACGAAGCGGACCGTGAATCGCCTGGCATTGATCACACTTCCTGGATTCGAGAACCCTGTACCCGTGTTTAGCGTGTTCCGTGCCCTGGGGCTCACCACGGACAAGGATGTGTACGACACTGTCCTGGCGGGAATGAACGACCATGATCGGGTCGCCTACGATACCCTGTTTTATCAGTTGGTCCTCAGCCACGAGGAGACGCTGTCCTTCTCGAAAAAGACGGACCTCCAGTTGTTGGTGGACCAGTCACGTACCCGATCCCGCCCTGAAGTGGTGCGGACCCTGCACGATATGCTGTTTCCCCACGTGGAAGTGGATTCCGATGTGGGTGCGCTCTATCGCCGCAAAGCGTACCAGCTAGGACGGCTTCTGCGCATGGCGATGGAGCAGGCTCTTGGCTTGACGGAGCCCACGGACCGCGACCACTTTCGCTTCAAGCGTCTCCAGACCTCTGGCGATCTGTGCTTCGGAGAGTTCCGTCGTATCTTCCGCGAGACATCTCGGAACATGCTGCTGGAGCTGGACAAGAAGGTGAACCAGTACGAGCGCGCGAACTATGCAGGGGATAAGCTGGTCAATGTGCTGCAGCCCGAGAACCTGAGTTTCTACTGGAAGAAGTACCGCCTGCTCTCCGAGTTTCTCAAGTCCTTCAAGGGGTCGTGGGGAGGAGCCGAAGGTATCGCGCAAGAGTTGAGCCGCGTATCCTATGCAGGTGTGATTAGCCATTTGCGCCGCACCAACTTGCAGATGGACCGCACCTCGAACAAGAAGGAGCCGCGCCGTTTCCACGCGTCTCAGATGGGTCTCATGTGTCCAGTGGATTCCCCCGACGGACGCAACATTGGGTACATCAAGGCTCTGGCCATCATGGCTCGAATCTCAACGCCTCTGTCGATGGATGTCGTGCGCGCCATGATCAAGCCCTTCATTCGCCCGATCGTATCCGTCCACCCCTCGACGTGGCAGCCGACCTGGACCCCTGTGTTCTTGAATGCGGATTTGGTCGGAGTGTGTATCGGCAGGACCGAGGAGATGCACGCCCACCTCGTGAAGGAGCGCCGAACACGGAAGTTGACACTGTCACTGGGCTGGGACCGCGTGGCCAATGTGTACACGCTCACCTGCGACGGTGGCCGCCCGATCCGCCCCGTCTACCAAGAGGGCGTCACGGCAGATCGCGTGCGGGCCGCCGAGGGATGGGAACAGATTTCGGGATTGATTGATTACCTGGATGCCGAGGAGCAGAACATCACGCGCTTGTCCATTGAGCCCTTCCACCCCAAGTTGCAGTCGGAGATTCACGCGCTGTTCGCCTTGTCGGCATTGACAGGCATCATCCCCTTCTCGGACCACAATCCAGGCACGCGCAATGCCTTTGCAATTGCCCAGACCAAGCAGACCTGCTCGTGGTTCCACACCAATTACCTCAAGCGATTCGACACCATTGCCGTGACCTCGGTCCTGCCCCAGATCCCCTTGACACAGACATGGGTCTATCGCGAAATCATGGGCGCAGGTGGTTGCATGCCGCACGGAGAGAATGTGATTGTGGCCATTACCACCTACATGGGCTTCAACCAGGAGGATTCCGTCATGATCAATTCCTCGGCCATGAAGCGGGGGTTGTTTCAGACCGTGTATTACCACTCATACGACTTCATGGAGGATATGACGGATCCTGCGACGCAGATCCACACAGAGTTTGCCAACCCCGCTGTCAATCCCCTGTACAAGGATTCCGTGAAGCGCAAGGAGGGCTTCAACTATGACCACCTCGACGCTGAGGGTGTGATCCTCGAGGGCACCGAGTTGACGGAGGACACCATTCTGGTGGGTATGGTGGCACCGATTCAGGACATTAACGGCAAGATCACGGGGTACCGCGATGTATCGGAGAAGCCGAAGCGAGCTCAACATGGTCGCGTAGAATCTGTGTATCGGTATGCGACTCGCGATGGCTTGAAGGGTGTAAAAATCCGTGTAGCCGAGGAGCGCTACCCTGTTCTCGGCGACAAGTTGGGAAGCCGCCACTCTCAGAAGGGAACGCTGGGCATTGTGCTTCCCGAGGAGGACATGCCCTTCACGGCTCGCGGAGTACGCCCCGATCTGCTGTTCAATCCCCACGCTCTTCCCACTCGCATGACGATTGGACACTGGATGGAGAGTTCGTGGAGCCGCTTGGCCCTGAAGTTGGGCGCATTCATCGATGCCACGCCCTTTACGACAACGGACAGCATCCCCACGCTCAAGCAGGTGATGATGGAACAGGGATTCGAACCGTATGGCACAGAAACCCTGTACAATGGTCAGACAGGTGAAATGATGGAAGCCGATATCTTCATGGGTCCCACCTACTACCAGCGCATGAAGCACATGGTAGAGGACAAGGTCAATGCTCGGTCCACTGGTCCGCGCAAGCTGCTGACTCGCCAGCCGCTGGAGGGTCGCGCGGATGAGGGTGGTCTGCGTATCGGCGAGATGGAGCGTGACGCCCTAGTGGCTCACGGAATGGCCAAGTTCACGAGGGAGAGCATGATGGAGCGCTCGGATGCCGCGGTGGTGCAGCTTGACACGGAAACGGGACAGCTAGATACCAGTCGTGTTATGGTAGAGATGCCCTACTGCATGGAACTGTACACGCGGGAGCTGGAGTCGATGCATATTACTGTCCGCATGAAGACCGAGTAGACGAGGTGATTTACATGGCCCGAGTAAGAAGACTCAAATGGACAGCGTTGCGTTTGTCATTCCTATTCATCCACCGTTTTTCCACTATCTTCGCAATTTTCTCGGACAGCTGCCACCCGCATCGAGTCGAGTCTATGCCGTCTTTTCCTCTCCAGAGGATCGTGGTGCATTTGGCGAGCACCCCGCAGTATCGCCCATCGTGATTCCACAGGGCCTGACCTATGACCCGCACTCTACCGCAGGGATCGTGGACTTCAAGAAGTTCTACGCCCTGTCCCAGTTGAAGAACTCGCACCACGAATACTTCATCGTATGCGACTCGGAAATTCAGTTGGTTCCCGAGAACTACACCCCCGAGAATGTCCTCGGCAAGATCGAGGCCATTTTCAAGAACAAGCAGATCTACGCATCGAATGGAGGAAGTGGCAATACAGTTGCTGCGTGTACCGCGTTTCCAGGAGACCTGGCATTGCGTGCAAAGGCGCTGACCGAGGACTATGGATTGGTGTTTTGGTGGAGCAACCTTCCAGTGTGGAAGCGTGAACATCTGCCCCATTTCTTCGAGCTGCTTCCGATCCCTGCCGAGATCTACTCGCGGCCTGATTACAACATCTACCAGGTGTACCTTGCACTGTACCATGACTTCAGATTCCTCAACTTGACTCCGCATATCGGAGTGTACTCGTCTCTAGAGGGATTCGCAACCCGGAAGGAGGAACTGATCGATCGCTTGTCTGCTCTTGGATATGGACATGCGTGGGCGATGACCACGCAACTCAATTTGAACCGAGACAAGCTCACGCAATTGGGGACTTTCCTGGCGTATCACCTCGACCGTTACACGACGCCAGATTGGTGGGCGCCGTAAGTTTTGGGCGCTTAAAGGTAAGGATGGAGGATATAGTATTGAAGATGTCTGACCACATTTACGTCACAAAGCGTAATGGCGATCGCGTCCCCGTTTCCTTCAACGAGGTCTTGACTCGTCTCCAGCGTCTTGCGGATGGACTCGACCATGTGAACCCTGATTTGGTCGCACAGAAGGTGTGCAGCCAGATTCAGGACGGGATCAAGACCTCCGAGCTGGACGAGTTTGCGGCCGAGACCTGCGCCATGATGCAGGCCCGCCACCACCCGAATTACGGTAAGCTCGCGGCTCGTATTCTTGTCGACAATCACCAGAAGATGAATTCCCAGACAATGTTTCACATCGTCAACCATCCGATGTACTCGGAGGAGTATCGCGATCTCGTGAAGACGCACTGGCCGACCTATACCTCCATGATGTCGTGGGAGCGGGACTTCATGTTCGACTACTTTGGGTTCAAGACCTTGCAGAAGGGCTACCTGCTCCCTGGTGAGCGCCCCCAGCACATGTGGATGCGTGTGGCTATCCAGCTCCACGGAGACAACTTTGTCCGTGTGCAGGAGACCTACGATGCCTTGTCCCAGGGGTACTTTATCCACGCGACGCCCACGCTCTTCAATTCGGGTACGAACCACGCCCAGCTGTCTTCGTGCTTCCTGGTCCACATGCAGGAGGACAGCATCAAGGGTATCTACGACACGCTGGCTGAGTGCGCACAGATCTCCAAGTGGGCGGGTGGCATTGGCCTGTCGATCCACAATATCCGCGCACGCGATGCCGATATCCACGGTACGAATGGCAAGTCCACGGGTATCGTGCCGATGCTGAAGGTCTTCAATGACACGGCCAAGTATGTCAACCAGGGGGGCAAGCGCAATGGTTCGTTTGCAATCTACCTGGAGCCGTGGCACGCGGATATCGAGGAGTTCCTGCGCCTGAAGCTGAATACGGGCAATGAGGATGAGCGTGCCCGTGATCTGTTCTATGGTCTGTGGATCTCCGATTTGTTCATGCAGCGCGTGGAGCAGGATGGATATTGGTCGCTGTTCAGCCCCGACCAGTGCCCGGGCCTCTCGGATTGCTGGGGCGATGAGTTCAATGAGCTGTACTGCCATTACGAGCGCAAGAACCTCGCCATGAAGGAGATCCCTGCCAAGAAATTGTGGCAGATGATTGTAGATGCCCAGATTCAGACTGGAACTCCGTATCTGCTGTACAAGGACGCGTGTAATGCCAAGTCCAATCAGCAACACCTCGGAACCATCAAGTCTTCCAACCTGTGTACCGAGATTATCGAGTTCACCTCTCCCGAGGAGACGGCGGTCTGCAACCTCGGGTCTCTGGCTCTCCCCAGGTTCGTCGAGCGGAGCTACGCCCACGACGGAGAGTATCGGTTCAATTTTGACCTGCTTCGCAAGTATACGACCATCTTGGCTCGCAACTTGGATGTTGTCATTGACAAGACCTATTATCCGACGGAGAAGTGCAAGACCTCCAATCTCCGCCACCGCCCCATCGGAATCGGGATCCAGGGCCTCGCAGACGTCTTTGCCATGCTCCGACTGCCTTGGGGGTCGCAGAAGGCAACCGACCTGAATCGGGAGATCTTTGAGAACATCTACTACGCCGCTGCCACGCAGAGTATGTTGGGGGCATCGTCGGACTCGTGGCGCAGTGTGTCTCTCGACAATTCGAACGTGTACCCGAGCTTCGATGGATCCCCAATGAGCGGGGGCAAGCTCCAGTGCGACCTGTGGGGAGAGACGCCCAAGTCAACCTACCTGAACTGGAATGGGCTTCGGGAGTTGTGCAAGACGGGAATGCGGAACTCGTTGCTGGTGGCTCCCATGCCCACGGCATCCACCTCGCAGATCCTTGGCAACAATGAGTGCTTCGAGCCCTTTACGTCCAATCTGTATTCTCGCCGTGTTCTGTCGGGCGAGTTCATGGTCGTGAACAAGTACCTCGTGGAGGATCTGGTGAAGCTTGGACTGTGGACAGCGGATGTGCGGACGGAGATCATTGCGAACAATGGCTCCGTACAGGGAATGGCCGCGATTCCCGAGGAGATTCGCGAGCTGTACAAGACAGTCTGGGAGATTCCGATGAAGACCTTGATCAACATGGCTCGGGACCGCGCGCCCTACATTTGCCAGTCCCAGTCTCTGAACCTGTTTCTGTCGGAGCCCACACCCTCCAAGGTGTCGAGCATGCACTTTTACGCGTGGAAGCAGGGACTGAAGACGGGCTGTTACTATCTGCGCACCAAGGCGGCTGCGAAGGCACAGCAGTTCACCGTGGAGCCGAGTAATTGCTTGACCTGCTCGGCCTGATTTTCCCGAGTAAGGGTAAATGGCTGTGCTTGGTATGGCAACTGCTCTCGGCGGTCGTCGTCGCACGCGTCGTAAGCACAGGGGTGGTGCCCCAAGCTATGTTCCCCTCGGAGGCGAACAGGGTACGGGTGGTAGTTGGACTTCTGCACCCGAGAAGCCTACGTACAATGATGGAGGCGTCCGTCGTGGAACGGTTGGTGGCGGGTACTTTGGTGCGGGAGGAATTGACCCTGGTTCGTTTCCTGGTGTTGGCGGTGCACGCAAGACTCGTCGCGCCGAACTGAAGGCAATGTCCGTTGGGACGCTGCGCAAGATGCTGAAGAAGCTCGGACTCAAGTCGACGGGCGTCAAGACAACCCTGGTCAACCGCCTCAACTATGCGCCTAGGCTGAAGGGTGGTGCACCGCACCCAGTGAATTTCGGACATGACTCGCATGGATACGACGGGGCTGGATATCGCGGCGCCCTTGCACAGGCGTAGGTGCGTTCTTTTCTGGGTCAAAGATAAATGCCCCCTCAGCCTCCTCCGCCCCCGTCGCCGCCTCCGCCTCCGCCTCCCATGGGTGGCCGCCGCACTCGTCGTGGCCACAAGTCGACTCTCAAGGCCAAGACCCTGCGTCGCATGCTGAAGAAGAAGGGAATGAAGACCACGGGCAAGAAGGCGACCCTGATGAAGCGTCTCCACATGCGCGGTGGTGGCGGTGCTCTCGCTCCGTCTCCGTTCGCCTCTGGTGGCGATTCGTCCCTCGGCCCCGCATCGCCCGCGGGCAACTACGGTGAGCCTACTCCCTCGTATGCCGCGGCAGTCTCATCTGGACTGTCGGGTGGTCGCCGCCGCCGTCGTCGCGAGTAATTTCAAACACAACTAACAAATGCCCCGTCGTCGCACACACAAACGCCACCTCGTTGTGCCCATTGTCACGGGGCCCATCGCGGGAGGAAGTCGCATCTCGCCTGCACTGGTCGGGTCGTCTACAGGAACGACGCCTGCACACTCCACATCGAAGGACTGGACGGCAGACGCGCCGCCCCTGGGTCCTAAGGTAGGTGGACCTGGATACAGCGACCCGCGTACAGGGGGTCGTCGTCGGACCCGTCGTGTCCGTCGCAGTCGTCGTCGCCACACTCGCCACTGACTCCGCGTTTTTTCTGAAGAGTAAACATACACTGAAATGTCTTGCTCCGATTCGTCTAAGACAACCGAGGCCGAGTGCGTAGCCCCCGCCGTCTGGACGCCCGCAGCGGGCGGCCGCCGCGGAATGAAGGTCAAGACCCTGCGTCGCATGCTGAAGAAGAAGGGAATGAAGACCACGGGCAAGAAGGCGACCCTGATGAAGCGTCTCCACATGCGCGGTGGTGGCGATGAGCTTGGCTCGCCCATCAAGGCGACAGAGGGCGGTCGTCGTCGCCGTCGTCGCGAGGAGGAGGGTGGCAGCCGCCGTAAGCGCCGCGAGGAGGAGGAGGGTGGTCGCCGTCGCCACACTCGCCGCGGCTTCATGGGCATGCTCTAAAGTGCTCCCGCGATCTCTGAAATCAACGTAAACAGCTCATCCGAAAACCCATAGTGGCATCCATTCGTCTCCGTCACCGGTGGCTTGCGGCTACTCGTGTTCTTGCGATGCACTAAACTCACAATCACATTCTGGGGAGACAGCTCCCGACACATGTGTTCGCGACCGCGAATGAATGCGTCACCCTCAGCCACCTGGACCTCAGGAAACTGCCGATCCATCCAGAACTTGCGAGTAAAACACAGTGTTGCCTCGGACACCCGCTGGCTCATGGCCAGCGTCGGAGGAGGCACATTCATGAAGGATACGTGCTTGTGAATCTCGTAGCATGGCAGGATTGTTGAGAACAAGCACTCCTTCTTTGGTTCGGCCAGCAAGTGGGCTACGCGGGTCAGGATCGAGTTGGTGGGATACACATCGTCATCGTCCATCATCACCAGCACATCGTGACTCGCATACTCCACGGCCAGATTCCGCTTGGCACCAATGGTCAGTGGCGTGTCCACCAGAATGTACTTGACATTCGGCATGTCGGTAATCAGCTCCTTGATGGGATCGTCTCCGTCATCCACAATGACCCACTCGATCTTGGCATCGGGGTAGGACTGGGCCACCCTGCAGTACTTCAGCAGAGGGATAAAGGCACGGCGATTCCGAGTCAGGGTGATGATCGAGATACAGGGCAGATCCTCCTCCTTGGGCATATGCTCTTGGATGGAATAGCGAGGACGCCCCTTCAAGGTGTCGATGCGCTTGGCCATGCGCTCCACGAACTCTTCGTGACGGTCCTCGTACTGCTTGCGGCACGCGTCGGACATTTCCCGAAGGTGTGCATCTGGGGTTCCGACATAGACCTTCAGGGCCTCCACCACAGATCCCACATCCGTATCTTCCAAGACACCCATGCAATGCGGGTGCGGAACCTCCTTGGTCGTCGAAGTCCACAGAGCCGACTTGGTCAGCTCCATAAAGGGTGCAATCGGACTGATCAGGGGCACACAGCCACTCGACATGGCTTCATTCACTGCGTGTCCGAATCCCTCGGCAACGGACAGGCACACGACCAATCCCGACTCGGCCAGGAGCGCATCGTAGTCCTTGTCGCTCAAGACTTCCGAGACCAACTTGATCTTGCCCGCCACATAGTCGGGGAGTATACCAATCCTTACATGGGCAGGCGAGTGGACAATGGTCAGCTCGGGGAGCAGTTCGTATAGCGATGGATCTTCGTGCTGAATGCGCATGTAGGCCTGGACAATAGGCTTCGGGTGGCGCCAGACATTCTTGCCCACAGGAACAATGCCCTTGTTGTAGTTCTTGACGGGCGTGTACTTCTTGTCGATGGAGGTCCATCCCACGTAGTGCACAGGCGCGCACCCGGGAATGGCCTCGAACATCTTCACTGCGCTGTGCGTCTTGACCCAAATCTGGTCGACCATGGCTGTGTATGGAAACCAAGTTTGGTAGGTCCACTCGGGGTTCGGGACCCACACATTCATACCTGCAAACGGGAACAGCGCAGGGTTGATAACCTCGATAAAGACATTGATCTCAGCCTCGGGGCAGTGAGGCTGCTGGTGCGGAACGTGTCGGATCTCGGCGTCGGGTCCCAACACGTGTGCAAAGAGGGCGTGTAGAATCTGGGTATCTTGGGCCAAACCCGTCAAGGGCGTTGCCGTTCCGATCAAATTCACTCGCATTGTGTTACACTTGATTGCGTTTCGTAAATGTCTTCCGCGGATGTGCTCGCAGAGTACGACGAGCAAGTCCCATTGCTTTCCACGACTCCTTGGTCCGAGGCGCACAGGGTGTCAGGACCATCGGACGGTCAAAGAACCACTCGTTCGTTCCGAAAGACAGGACCTTGCGTATCGGGGCATCCTCGACCTTGCTTTCCCATGTCTCCGTCAGCTTCAGGCAGACTTGGTACATCTCCTCCGTTCCGTATCCATACTGCCGATCGGTAATGTCCGAGCAATAGGCCGAGTCGTCCAGCACAAAGGTTGTCCCATTCCAGGCCAGACCATCCACAGGCCGAAACATGGACCACACGGGTTCCCACACGAACCAACGCGAGCCGATGTGTAGATAGGCGCGATCGTGGAAGCGGTGTATCATTACCCGTTCAGAAGAAACTCTTGAGCTCGCCTGTCCGCGAGCCATAGACCTGTGTGGCCACGGGGTTCGCAATCGGAGCGGGGAAGTCAAGAATGTCCTTGCGGTAGTAGACATACGCCTCCACCTCCGACATGATGCTATTGCCGCAGTAGGAGACCACACGGTCGTTCAGCTCTTCCAGAGCCTTGGCCACCACACTGGGGTCGTTATCGCCATACTGCAGGTAGTAGCTGCGCATGATGATCATCAGGTCGGCCTCAGACTGGTCGTCGATCGAGTACTTGCCATTGCTACGAGCGTGCACATCGGCCTTGATCTTGGCCTGAAGGTTCGATATGTTGGCCTGGCTGAAGAACATCTGGTTCAGCGGCGTGCACGAATGACGGTAATTGATGCGCTCCATCATCGTAGACGGAACCACACCCGCTTCGGGGGAGTTCAGTGTGACAGGAGGAACACTCTGTCCCTCCTGCGAACCCGACAGAGGAAGACGGCCCGTGTGTTTCGGGGCCGCTTGGATGGCTGTGCCTGTGTAAAAGTCCGCTAAACTGGGGACAGAGTAGTCAAGGCTGAACTGCATTGTGAGTTCACTACACAATATTCTGTCCAAATTGGCTGGTGTCGGGAGATGCACAAGTCAATTCCACGGTATATGTGGGCTGCAACGATGTGTTCAAGAAGGGCAAGTTGGACCCCACCAAGGACTGTGGTTCTAACACATTCGAGTTCGTATTGGTGGTTCCGTATCCATTGATGGCCCCGGGGTACTTGGGAGTTGCATTGCCCTGGGCATCCGAGACAAAAAAGTTAGGAAGCACGAATCCATTGTAGGCTGCCACATTGGGCAGTGTCCGCGCATACCCTGCAGACAGGTCACGAGGACCCATCACACCGTTTCCAGTATCGACATAATCCAACAGTGCCAGAACTGGCAGTGGGTTGCCTACGAGGTTCTTGATAAAGTTGATCTTCGACGTGGGAGTCAGCGGAGACACTTGCATGTTGCAGAGCGTGGTGGTATCGAACAGGACGCGGTCTCCGATGCGGAGGTCGTTGGAACTAAAGTACGAGTAGTCAGCAGCAAAGCACTTCAAGAACAAACCACTCGAAGCATCGGCCTGGATCAGCGAGACGGCAAGTGTGTCCAACTGGGTAAACGGTGTTCCGATTGGATCCGTCAGGTTGATTGTCAGTTTCTGGAGACTCGGAATCGGAGAGGGAAGCTGATGTGCCTCAAGCCCCCAAGGCTCATAGTCATAGTGCTGAACGCCAATATCAAGGGTAAAGTCCGTCTGTGTGCGCGTCTTCTGCGTCAGGGCAGAAAAGGTGCGGCGCGTAGGTTCATTGCCACCGTAGTAGTCGCCGTAGTAGGTATCCAGATTCAAGAGGAGATACGGGTAGGTCGAAAAGGCAGAGTATGTCTTGCCCACGACGTGCTGCGTGATAGCCGCCGAATCTGCATTCCCTGGAATACTGGGTACGATCAAAAACTGTTTCTGAGGGAGAATGGCGCGAACCATGCGAATGGAGGTCACGAACACTGCCTGGTCTACCGTGCCAAAACCAAGTCCCGATGGCTGAATAAAGTAGTTGTCATTTGGCAGATTGCAGTTGGGCACATTCGTCAGGGATGGGTTGTAAGGCGGGTACGAGACGCCATTGTAGATCCATCCAGTTGTGTTCGGGAGCCCAGGCACAGTGTTTTTATGCCCAAGCGTGTTGGATGCGTACAACGGCACAGTGGGATTGTTCCCCGTGACGGGCTTGGAGACATACTGGGGAACCTGGCTTCCAAATGAAAAAACTAAGTTTGAATACGGATTGGGTTGCTGAACAAAGTTTCGGTGAGCCGTGTCAATCACAATATAGCGCTTCGAGATCATTGTTTGGGGAAGTTGCTGGACAGCTGTTGCTGCGGCTGTATTGGCCCATCCCGATGTAGACATTGTGTCCTTTATCCTAGGGCCTGTAAATCGGCAAGCCAGAGAGTCTCCGCGTTCGTTGTCTGGAGCCTGGAGATCTCTGCGCGAATCGTCTCCATCTCGGCAATGTGCTTGTCGCTGACCTCCTTGGTGAAGGAGGACACGGGCAGCCGCATGATGTAGTCGTAGGACCCCTTGATGGTCTGATAGCCATGCTGCTCCAGCAGAGAGTCGCACTCCATTCGCGTCTTGCGCCTCAGGTTCGGCACCTGCACATCCTCGCACTGGCTCACGATGAATCGAACCACATTCGTGTGGAGGGGAAGCTGCTCCTCCAGCGCCTTGATCTGGTGGTTGCGCCGCGTCTCGTACAACTCCAGACGGACGCTCCAGAAGTCATTGAGAATACTGTTTAGGCTGTCGTACTTGGTGATGACACCCTTGGAGTTGAAGGCGTGCATGTTGGTGGTCTTGATCTTGACCGTCAGTGACTTGACCAAGGCAGCCTCCTCGATGCCCTTGATGCGAATGTTAATGTCCTGGTCCGTAGAGGTGTCCACAAAGTCCTTGATGCGACCCTCGGCCAGCTCCTTCTCCAGCCACTCGCGGTAGTCGGCTGTCCACTCGCCAGGCGGGAGCTCCGTCACCACGAACTCGTCGCCCACTTTCTTGTAGACGCCCACTGCGCCCTCCTCCGTGTAGGTGCCCTTGAAGCCCTCATAGTACGGGACGAGCTTCGTGCTGGACAGCGGAGTCCCAGCTTGGATCTTGGCAATCAGAGCGTTCTTGATGACCTTCGGATCGCACGGCGGAATGTTGGTGGAGTATCCAGTGCCGATACCGCGGGCCCCATTGACCAGCAACATCGGGAGCACGGGCGCATACCACTCGGGCTCCACGGGCAGACCGTCGTCGTCGCGATACGTCAGCACATCCATGTCCTCCTCGCGAACCAGCTTGCGCACAATCGGCTGGAGGTAGGTGTGGATGTAACGGGGAGACGCCGAATCCTTGCCGCCCTGCAGTCGCGTACCGAACTGTCCCTGCGGAACCAGCCAGGCAATGTTGTTGGCGCCCATGAAGGTCTGGGCCATACCCACAATGGTCTCATTCAGCGACGCCTCACCGTGGTGGTATCCCGTGTGCTCAGACACATACCCTGCGAACTGGGCCACGCGGATCTCCTGCGTGAGGTTCCGCTTGAAGGCCGCATACAGGATCTTGCGCTGCGAAGTCTTCAGTCCGTCCATGACAGACGGGATGGAGCGCTCCAAGTTGTAGTATGAGAAGTGGATCAAGTCCTTGTGGATAAAGTCACTGTATGGAAGCTTGTTTCCAGTCGGAATCAGCACCGATCGGTCATAGCCCTTGAGCCAGTCCTTGCGGTCATCTGCACGCTGCTTGTTGAAGGCCAGGTCAATGGCAGGGTCCGACTCGGCAGTGTAGTCGAACTTGACGGCGTTGACCTTGGTGAAGTAGTCCTTGGCCTCGTCGCGCGTCGAAGTACCCAGTCCCTTGTAGTACTTGACCTTCCACGCTGGCGACTTCCCGTCACCCGCCCTCCATTGCTCGTACTCGTACTGCGAGTAGAAGACCTTTGTCTCCTTGCCCCGATTCGCCTTGACGATGGGCGTAGCCATGTAGGTCAGGAACCCAGGGATGGCAATGAGCTCGTGCCAGAGCTCGTGGAACAGGTTCACCAGCAGACCACGAATGTGGCTGCCATCGAGATCCTGGTCGGTCATGATCATGACGGATCCATAGCGCAAGTCGGCCACAGTCGCATACTTCTTGCCCGAGGTCAGGCCGAGAATCTTCTTCAACTCGGCAATCTCCTTGGTCTGCTCGACCTTGGAGTCAGACGTGTCCTTCACATTCAGCACCTTGCCCTTGAGCGGGTAGACGCCGAAGGTCTTGCGCTGCTCTTGGGACAGACCACTCAGGGCCATGGCCTTGGCTGAATCTCCCTCGGTCAGGATCAGCGTACACTTGGCCGAGTCCTTGGTGCCCGCCAGCACTGCGTCATCCAACTTGGGAATGCCCGTGATTCGGGACTGCTTCTTGCCGTCCGTCTTGGAGTTGTCCTTGGCATCCTTGGCCGACTGCGCCTCGACAATGGTCGAGACCAGGTTCAGCTTGGTCACCACCTTCTTGAGCATGTCGTCGGAGAGCTTGGGGCTGGACCCGAAGGCAGTCTGCTTAGTCGTCAGCGTCTCCTTGGTCTGGCTCGTGAAGCTCGGGTTCTCGATCATGGCCGTCACGAAGACAGCCAAGTTGTCGCGGACCAGGCCCGGCTTGACCTTGATCTTCTTCTTGGTCTCGAGGAACTCCACCACGTGGTTGACCACTTGGGACGTGACTGCATCCACATGGGTACCGTTCTTGGATGTCCAGATACCGTTCACAAAGGACATGGCGAACTGCTTGTCCGTCGGGCTGTCGGCAATGGCAATGTGCCACCGCTCATTGGGAGACTCGTACACAATGGTCTCGCACCCGAAGCCCTTGGCGTACTCAGTCAGGTTCTTGCACTTGACAGGCGTGCCATTCCAGCTGACCTTCACATCCTTGCCCAGCGTCATGGCCAGGTCGTAGACGCGGCGCTCGATCAGAGACTGCATGTCCGCAGAGATGTTCGTCATGCCGAAGCGCGCAAAGTCGGGCGTCCAATCAATCTGGACCGACGATGTCTTCTTCTTCCAGGCCTTGAGAACGGGCTCGCTCACCTTGGTCATGTTGTCCTTGAAGTCCTGCGTGTAGTGAAGCTGGCGGCCTGCGTCCTGGACATGGACGGTCATGCTCTTGGCAAAGATGTTGACCAGCTTGACTCCGTAGCCATTCTTGCCGCCCACCAGCTTCTTCTCGTCCTTGTTGTAGTTGGTCGACGTCAGCAGCTCGCCGAAGATCATCTGGGGAATCCAGACCTTGTGCTCGGGATGCTGGGCGACATCGATGGGCTCTCCGTCATTGCGAATGGTCAGCGTCTGCCCGTCGCCGACGACATAGACCTCGATGCTCTTGACGGGCGTCTCGGAGTTCTTCTGGCGCAGACGGATGACGTGGTCGTGCGCATTCACCAAGAGCTCGTCGACCAGCTTGTAGAAGCCAGGGTTGACAGGAATGGTCGCAGACTTGAAGTTGTCTCCGTCGCGCACAAAGACCTCCTCGGGTCCAGTGACGATGCTGCCGACATAGGTATCGGGGAGGTCGAGGATGTGCTCGCGGTGCGTCTTGCGTTGGTAGTTGGTTGAGAGTGCCATGGTAAGATAGTTCAACCACACACCATAGTCTTTTCGTTTTTAAAGATAAGATGCAGGGCGTTCAAGGCCCTCAAGGTCCGCAGGGGTTTCCAGGTGCTACTGGTCCCACTGGATTCCAAGGATCACAGGGTCCACAGGGGCTTCCGAACGGTGCAGCAGGTGCTGACTTTTATACCTCCAACACTCGACTGAACCTCTACTCCTTCACGACGGGCTCGACACTTGCATTCTCAAACGGAAGTGCATCTACGTACTACAACATTACGTCCACGACGCCATTGACAGTCTTGTCCAATGCGAGTCCAGGTGCAACCAGTGCAGGGGCGTTCTGGGTCTTTCGAAACAACACGTCTGCTCTCATAACGGTCACGGGGCTTGTCAATATGTCTGTAACATACGCAGGGGCAACGCCTGCATACGTCCTGTACATTGGAAGTGGAAATGCCATGACCCTTGTGTCAGCTGGAGGGTCATCCTTTATTGCGTTTTAACAAATGAGCACTGGCCCGACGGGTCTCCGAGGACAAGATGGACTACAAGGGGCTCTCGGTCCGACGGGACCAACGGGCATAACGGGACTCACGGGATGGGGAGGGTCTCCTAAACCAGGTCCAAATGGAACGGGGACATTCCGATTGTCTCAGGTTGCGTCGGGTACAACGATCACAGTGACGACAGCGTCAATGGGCACATCCTACTACATCACGACACCTGGACTCACTACGATTGTACTGCCATCCTCCATGGCGGGCATTACGGCAGGCGCCTTTTGGGTGTTTCAGAATGACACGAGTCTTGCACTGTACATATCCCTGACCAATGGAACTGCACTGTACATGGGTGCACCCGCTGCATCCCTGCTTACCGTACCGAGCAATTCAGGGTTGACTCTCGTGTACACGGGAACTGCACAGGGTTATATTGTTTTTTAGGAGTAATGCTAGCGAGCGCACTGCTCAAGGCGTACCCGGTTGGCGGCACGGGACCCGTACTTCCAAGCTGGTCGCTTCCAAGTGGAAGTCAGTTGTATCCCATGCGACAAGGGCTTCTATACAGCTTGCCCTACAACAAGATCTTCTGGGTGTCTCGAAATGGATCGAACTGGAGCTTCTTCAATGTTCTGCCCACGGGTGCAAACGGAACGGTTCCATCCCCATTTCCACTTCTTCCTTCGGCCACAGGGACATCGTTTGCTCTCAACTCGGTTGTCTTGAACCAGGATAGCACAGTGGCCTACTCGCTCTACGACACGAACCTGGGCTCTGGAGTGAAGAGCTATCTGTATTCTGCAACATCCTCGGGCGGGTCCGTGCTTTACGGGGACAATACGCTCTCCATGCGTGGTATGGTGATGGACCCAACCAATAGCTTTCTGTACATAACGGAACAGACGGGTAACGCCATTGTAAAGGTAACAACGGGCGGGTCGCTTTCGAGCTTCGTGACAGTATCCTCGCCAAATGGTCTCGCAATTGACGGCGTGGGAAACCTCTATGTCGGACTGAATGGGTCGTATGTTTCGCGCGTAACGCCCTCGGGGACAGTCACTGCCTATTCGCTGGCAACCTTTACGACGCCCTCGGCTCTTGCGTACGATGTCGTGACGGCAATGCTAGCGGTGGGCGACTCGGCGACTGGGACAGTATACGGCGTGTCTCCGTCGGGGTCCACGGTACCTCTTGCAACTGGGATTGGGTCTATCGCGGGAATACTTGCAGTCGGTGGCCGCTTCTACATCTACGATGCTGTCGGAGGAATCAGGTCCATCGTAACCACGAGTTGAACAAGGCCTTCGGGCATTGTCCATCCAAATGTCACGCCCTTGACCTGGCTCTGCAGCGACGCAACCGCCTGATCAATGCTCGTTCCCAGGAGGTAGGCGACATACTCGGGCAATGTCCTTGACACGCTATCCACACAGACTGTGGGCACTGTCAATGGCGTAGACAGAACAACCGCGTGGTCTGGGAACCCCAGACCCGCCCACGCATGAAGCTTGTCGACCAGTCCGTTCGAGGATGTATCGAACAGTCCAGTCAGCGCCGCACGGTCAGCTGCCTCCTTTGCCGTGCGCGCGGCGACTGTACTTTTTAGGTCATCCAGAGTGACTAGGATTGTTGCCATTTTGTTTACCTTCAAGAGTTTTCACTAACCAGTCCAGACAAGAGTATATGCCACCCAAGAAACAGCTTCAAGAAGCACCCGTGGTCTTTTCCTTAAGGTTGCCGTTAGAAGAACATGTGCCGATTCCCGCAGAAGGTGGGACCAATTACTCGGATATCCTGTCGGCCGTGGAAACCTCAAAGGTTGCCGAGCGGTTCAATACGGAGACCATGCGGGAGATCTTGACGCGGACCAAGAGCCCGACCTACGCATCGACCACCTCCTGCTTTTGGTGCTGCTCGCCCTTTTCGTGGAAGGCCTGTGTTCTGCCCATAAGCTACGATGCCTACGAGAACATGTACAGCTGCGAAGGTCACTTCTGCTCTCCAGAGTGTGGACTGGCCTATCTGTACGCCGAGACGTGTTCGGACACCACTCGCTGGCTCCGTCATTCTCTCTTGGTGGATCTGTATCGGACCGCCTTTGCAGAGAAGGAACTGACGCCTGCGCCGCCCCGCGCGGTTCTTCGTATGTTTGGAGGTCCGCTGGACATTGAGCAGTACCGCGAGTACTTGACGGTCTCCGACGAACTGGTCTCGGTTCAGCTGCCACCGCTTCGTCTTCACGTGCCGACAATGAATGTGCAGGGGCCCGCCCGCGATGTCAAGAAGTTTGTGGCTCTGTCGCAGGATACTGTCGACAAGGCGTCGAAGGAACTTCGTCTTCGTCGGTCCAAGCCAGTGCACTCGGCTGCGGCAACCTTGGACAAGTGCTTTTCATGAGTGATCACAATGGAGCGGGTGCCAACGGGAACGATTACGTGTGAGCGCAGTAACCAGTCGCAAACGGCAACCTCTCAGCAGCGGGGTGCCGCTCCTCAGAGTTTGTATTCCACACGCATGGATTCGGTCATTCATCAGGTCACCATGCTACCAGCCATGAAGAGTCTGCTGTCCGTTACGCACCACGACTACCTTCCGAACGAATTCGAGCCCGTGCTCCTGGAGACGGATGTGTACTTTGAACTGAAGGACCTCAAGGTGGTGGAGGGCCACCTAGACAGCATCAAGTTCATGCTGACCTGCTACGAACACGATGTCCAGCACCTTCAGGAGTTTGTGGACAATTGCAATGCTGCCTACGAGCGCCGCATGGCCAACAAGCTGGGTACCCATCGCTACTATTTCGATCAGATGGTGAACTCCAAGGCCAAGAGCACGCAGAATCCCCTGCCCACAACGCACCTGGTCTACACCAAGGCCAAGTTCGTGACCAGCCGCACCTTTGACAATGTGTTCTTTCAGCAGAAGAAGCAGGTTCGTCATCGCACCAAGTTCTTCCTGGAGCACCGCGAGTGGTACGAGCGCAAGGGCATTCCGTATACGCTGGGGTTCCTGTACCACGGACCGCCTGGCACGGGAAAGACCTCCACCATCAAGGCGATTGCCAATGAGGGGCGGCGCCATATTATCAACATCCAGCTCTCGGAGATCAAGACCAAGCAGCAGCTGCAGCACCTCTTCTTCAATGACGAGATCCATGTGTACAATGGAACCAATCTGGAGCGCTACACCATTCCCGTGTCGGAGCGGCTCTATGTCATTGAGGACATTGACGCCATGGGAGACACGGTGCTGAAGCGCGAGTGGAAGAAGCCGACGGTCACGAAGAAGGAGGAGCCCGAACCCTTCATGCACCGCGAGGAGGAGAAGGATACGCTGGACTTGTCGTTCCTGCTGAACCTGCTCGACGGCACCCTGGAGGCCAATGGACGGATTCTGATCATCACGACCAACTTTCCCGAGCGCATCGACAAGGCCCTAATCCGCCCAGGGCGCATCGATATGATTGTGCATTTCCAGAAGTGCACGCTGGAGGTGGTCAATGAGATGGTGTGTTCTTTTTACGACAAGGAAGTGGCCCTAACGGACACGAGTCTGGATGGCAAGTGGACACCTGCGGAAGTCAACCAGATTCTGTTTCGGAACTTTGAGGATTCAGATGCAGGAATCAAGGAACTCGTTGAACTGGCTACGAAGGACCTGTACGGATTCCAAGATAATGCGTAACCAGCGTCAGCAAGTTAGTAACATAGTCCATGATGTGCGACTGGTTCACGGGAGAGATCTCGAGCCACATCGTCTTCATCTTTCGGATTACGGGAACGATGGTCTCGTCCTTCTCGTATTCCTTGAACGGGTACTTCAAAAAGAAGTCTGCATTCCGAGCCTTGATGGTCTCGGCAAAGGGCAAGCAGTGCTGCTCGATTCCAGCAATCACCATCTTGGGATTGGTCAGCTTGGCCATCTTCAGATTGGCCAGGTACGACGGAAAGTCGGGGTCCTCGGGGAACACCACGATCAGTTGTTCGATAAAGCTCTGAAATTGATCAAAAAATAAGGTCATCACTTGAGACCTCGACATTAGTGTTCTACCTTACTTTCGTGAAACCCCTTTGAATTCGCCGTCCCTCTGCTTCTGGAGCTGCTCGAGGCGGGACCCGAGGTCGTCGTTGCGACCCGCCTTGTCACCGTCGTAGCTCTGCTTGGTAACAGGCTCGGGAGCTCCCGGGGCAGGTGCAGCACCCAAGAAACTGTAGTAGAGCTGGTCCGTGGTTGCCGCACTCTTGCCATCCCAACTGGAGTACGTGTCAGAGAATCCACCCGATGTTCCGAAGGACCATGACTCGAGACCCCCCATTGCCGATGCGCCAGGGACCGCCCCAGGTGTGGCTGCAGGAACGGCAGGAGGGACAGCCGTCACGGGAAGGTCGCGCCGAGACGAGACAGGCTTGGCAATGTATCCAAAGATCGCCTGGCCCACAAAGACATCCTTGGTCTCGGGGACATACAGAGTCGGCACTCGCTGCAAGAACGGCGGAAGCTCAGACCGCTGCTTTCCGTCAATCGCAACCATGCGGCAAAGATCCTGCTTATTCAGAGTCTTGAGGGTGTCCAGAATCTGCTTGCTGTGCGAATCACGGCTGCTGTAGAACAGAATCGGCTGGCTCATTGCGAATCAAGTCGAAAAAAACGGAAAGAGAATCACGCACACAAGAAGTAAGCATGGAGAACCTCAAGACCAGCCTTGAGGGCTATCGCATTGACTTTGAGTTGAACAGGGTGCCGATTCCACTTGTGAATGGCCTTCGTCGTATTCTGCTGGCCGAGATTCCTACAGTCGTCATTCGTGACATTGTCATTCGCTCCAACACATCTCGCCTGAACCACGAGATGCTCAAGCACCGTGTATCAATGCTGCCCGTGAATGTCCACCCCTCTGAGGTCGGGGTCATTCGCGACGCCAAGCTGCGGCTTCACTTTGATCCCAGCCCCGAGGTCAATCGTATCGTGACCTCCGATGACTTTGTGGTGTCGGGTACCACCCGCAAGGACATTCTGCTGAAGGACCGTGATCTGGGAACCCCCATGCTGTTCCTGAACCTCAATGTGGGTGGCAAGCACCCCGAGGATGGACTGCACATCGAGGCAACACTGGGCGTGGATGAGCGGGGGTCGTCCCAGGTGTGTGTGGCAACCTTCAAGAACCACATTGATCCCGAGCGGGCCAAGCTGGATCGCGACACCTACCTGCTGGGCGAGGGCGCGGCGGCGACCAAGGATACACGCATCTTTGACAATCACCTGATTCAGCGCTCCTTCGAGATGGATGAGCAGAGACGGCCCACGCGCTTCGACTTTGCGATTGAGAGCATTGGGGTCATCCCTGCACGTGACCTGCTGAAGATGGCGGTTGAAGTGTACAAGCACAAGGTCACGGAGTTTCTGAAGGAGCCCATTTCCAAGACCGATGACGGCGCGTACAGTATCGAGTCAGTGACAGAGGGCCATACACTGGGCTATCTGGCCCAGACGCTTGTCCTCGAGTCGGGGCTGGTGGACTATGTCTCCTACGATCCTGGGCACCCTCTCGTGCCAAAGTTGACGCTGCGATTTCGTAGCAAGGTGAAGCCCGAGACCGTGCTGGAGCGCTTCCGCACGGATGCGATGGCCTTGTTCGAAAGCATTCTTAAGGGTGTATAATGGATGAGTTCTTCACCTTTGAGGCCAAGGATGTGCAGGTCCTTGGGGAAGTGGTCTTTGAGGAGGAAACTCAGCGACCGCTGTCCACACGCTTTTACACTCTCGATGAGCAGATCTCCGATTCCTACGAGCGGCTTGTCCCCCGAAACAAGCGCGTGACCAAGTTCAAGCTGAAGGAGATTGAAACGGAAGTGGGTCGGTATCGCGAGCTGTATTCTGCGTATATCAGCGCGACTCCCGAGAGCTACGACTTGATTGAACCCAAGACTCGGCGCTCGTTCCCGTGGATGTTCCCTGTCTACTCGTCCAAGGACCGAACGTCGTATGTGTGGGCAGACTGGGCCTCTCTCTTTTCCCCAGCGGCGATTCGACAGGCAAATGCATATCCTCGTATGATTTCGTCTCTGCCCAAACCGTATGAGATTCCGCAGACTGGCACGCCCTTTCCCGTGACCAAGGCAGAAGAGGCGTTGAGTCTCGAGGGCAAAGATCCTCTGCGGTACCTTCCAGTCTTCAAGACCACTCGGACCAAGCGGCACGAAGACGAAACCATCACGCTCATTCCCGAAGAAATCCAGGGGACGGATGACAAGCTCAACTTTGTGGGCTACTACTTGACGAAGCGCGGTGTGGAGATTCCCGATCCTCAGGTCGACCATCCGTTCTTTGGCGACGACAAGCCCAAGTATATCGAGACCCAGGCCCCGATGCACGAGGTCATTCCCGAGCTGGATGCGGTTATGACTCACGGCGTGAAGCGGACCACGGATCCATATGGAGAAGGCGCCAAGTACCTCAAGGTGTACGATGTGGCCCTCTCGGCAATTCCGTGGGCCTTGTGGAAGCAGCGGTTCCCTCCTGAGCAGATTGTCAATGAACTGCCCCCTCAGGTCGACTTGCCGTTTCCCGAGGCGAAACAGGATGCTCCGTCTCAAAAGCTGACCGAGCAGTATGGCGTTCCGTACTTCCCCGGCAAGTCGTCGAGGCTCTGGCTTCAGGAGCGAGAGGATGCAGGTGGGCTGGTGGCCACCATGCTCCTATCCAAGGCGTCCGATGCAGGTGTGGCTCCGATGTTGGCAAGCGGAGAACTGGGTGAGATTGTTCTGCCTCCAGCCGACCGTACTCAGTGCAATTTAACAGATGTGCCGTTTCAAGAGTTTTTGCTGCGTGGTCTGTTGCGTGGGACTAAGGACCAGGTGTGTGTTCCCCTCGAGATCATCAAGCAAGAGCGTCATCAGGTAGGCTACAAGGGCCGCAAGCTGTGGAAGGACTCGACTGCCAATGATGTCTTGATGCCCACAATTCGTCTGTTGGCCACGATCAAGCCACCTCCACCGTCCACCAAGGCACCCGCGCTTTCCAAGTTTGGCGCACAGCCCACATCCAGCCAGCGGCAGCGTGTGTTGGCTGTTCTGGCTGACCCCGAGCGTCTCCCAGAGGACAAGGAGGCAGATGTGCAGCTCCTTTTGCGGGAGTCCATCCACTCCAACGAACAATACACCGACAAGGAAGGGTTGTTTGTTCTGTGTGAACACACTCTGGCCATACTGAAGGGCGACATGGAGAAGGATCGGATAGGGTTCTATCGCTCGTGGACGGCGACGATCGACGGGTTTCGCGTGTGCCGCGTGTGCGGAGAGCAGGTGAACAATGATGTGCTGGTTGACCAGGCCGAGTTCACCGAGGATGGACGCATGGACAAGCACAACGATGCCTTGGATCGGACCATCATCGGTCGTGCCGAAGTGGCGGACTACACCCAGAGTCTCCACGCCATGCTGCCGCTGTTTGTGATGACCGATCCGTCGGATGCCACATTGTATCTGCTTCTGTCGTTGTTGCAGGTCCTTCCCGACCCCGCTCAAGTGACGCCCGTTCTGCAGTATGCCCGTACGATCTCCACTGCCCTGGCCAAGACGGACAATGACACGACTCGTCGGGCCCGCGGAACCGTGGGCATCGCCGCCGCAGCTGCCCTCCTTCAAACCCATCTTCCTGCACTGACGCCCCGTCGTTCCTTTGGTCCTCGTCCGCTGATGCTCGATGGATACCCGCGCGACTCTGACAAGGCCGAGGGCTTCACGATTGCGGATTCCTTGTCGATGGTTCTGCGCAAGACTTTCGAGGCCTTTCCCACTTCCTTCCAGGGTCCGTCTCTCCAGGTGCTTCGATTCGCACTGAACGAGCCCAAGACGCTTCAGAAGCAGGTGCTCGGACTCCTGCCCAAGTTCGTCAAGCAGTTTTCCGAGCAGTTCAAGAAGGCAAAGTCCGAGTTCTCTCTGCGCCCGCCTGCTCCCGAGCCTACCATGATGATTCCCGTGGTCATGCCCCCCGAGAAGATGGGAGTCTTCACACGATTCTCTCCGTGTCCGTCGTTTCGGTTGACATGGATCAGCAAGCGCCTTCCACTGTCGGTTCAGCCGAGCGTGCCCCTCCGTGCAGGGTTGACCTCGTCGCCCTTGTCGCGTCGGATCCGTATGGTTCCGTCGCCTCGGTCGGAACCCGCTGCGGTTCCAGTTCCCGAAATCTCGAAGCGTCTGAAGCTTCCGATCCCCGCGCGTATGGGACTCGAGCCCACCGATTCATGGACCGTGAACTCCTTGTTGATTGCCCGGTTGTCGGCCATTGCTCTCCGCCCGAACCCCGCTCGTACTCTGGACCCCTCGGCATCGTCGGATCTGCTGCGCGACATCACCAAGGGGTATATCCGCGAGCTCCTGGATGTGATTGCAAAGGACCCCGAGATGCGCCGAGTGTACGACAAGATACGGGGAGAGGATGTGATGTTCTATTCGGTACTCACCCCAGTGACCACGGCCCGCACAGAGACAAACACACTCCGAGCCAAGGAGCGCTTTGCTGTTACAGATCGCCTGCGCGGCATGACGGATTCGGATCGCGATATCACCAAGCAGTTGATGGACCGCGGACTGGCTCCCTTTATCGTGACCGTGGCCGACCGCGACATGTTCTCCACTCAGTTGCGTGAACAGATTGGCACTGCGGCAGATCGCGGCGAAGACTACGATGAGCATGAAGACATTGGCCCAGACCCTGCAGCAGAACGATACGACCTCAATGGAGACGACACGGTGGTGGAGGACGACAATGTCCCTCCAATCGGAAACCGAGAAGCCGAGTAATTTACACCCGTGCCCCCCGTAGTAGATAAGATGACGACCAACACCCGCCTGCTCCAGCTCCACCTGCTCTATCGGAATGCGGACATTGAGGACGACGATGTGATTGTTGAGCGCGTTGCTCAGGTCCCTGCTACGGCCGATCCTCTGTTTCGCCTGACCTTTTCGACGCACACTGCGAGCGGCCACGTGTCTTACCGCACCTACTTCAATCGCCGCAACCTGGGCATCTACCTTCAGGCCATTGTGGACAGCCTCGGTCTGGACGATGATCCGTTCCGCGTGATCCAGGTGAGCAGCAGTATCTTCCCCAGCTTCATGTACCGTGTCGAGGATCTCAACTGGGACACGCGTGCAACGATGATGGATATGATCATGATGTCGCTGAGCTCGGATGTTGCCCGCCTTCGTTAGTAAAACGGATTAGACACATCAAACACAAACACAACTCATGCTGACCCTTCAGGGATATCGCATCCCGAAAGACCATCGTGAAGCCATGTTGAAGAAGGAACTGACTGTCCGCCCATTCTCCATCGTCAAGCCGCAGTTTCAACCCAAGTACAAGGTGTGGCACGAGGATTCCAAGTGGCTGTACCTGCCCAAGCACTTTGGTATCGAGCGCTACGGCCAAGTCGCCGAGCGTGAAGTGGCCAAGACCGCTGACAAGCACTGGGAGTTCGCGGGTGCCATTCGCCCCGCTCAGTTGCCTGTTGTGAACTCCTTCCTGCTCCCCGAACCGCACGACGGCATTCTGTCTCTCCACACGGGTGGAGGCAAGACCGTGTGTGCTCTGTACATTGCGTCGAGGCTCAAGGTCCCGACGCTGGTGGTCGTCCACAACACCTTCCTGCGTGACCAGTGGATTGACCGTATCAAGGCCTTTCTGCCCAAGGCGAGAATTGGCAGGGTCCAGGCCGATGTCGTGGATGTGGCCGACAAGGACGTTGTGATTGTTATGCTCCAAACGCTTTCCATGAAGGAGTTAAATGATAACCTCTTCGCCCCCATTGGCTTGGTTATCGTTGATGAGTGCCATCACATTGCTTCTGAAGTGTTTGTGCAAGCGCTACCCAAAGTTACGTCAAGGCACATGCTTGGTCTGTCGGCAACTCCCGAACGAAAGGACAAATTGATGTTCGCCATTCACTGGTTCCTGGGTCCGTTGCTGTACAAGTCGGACACGGGCGATTCTGTGGACACACAGGTTCGCGTGGAGATGTACGAGTATGAGAATAACGACCCCGAGTTCAATGAGATCGTGGTGTCGTCGCAGGGCATGGTGTCAGTGCCCATCATGGTCAACAAGCTGGCGAGCTGCGAGGACCGCACTCGCTGGTTGGTCCGTATTCTGACCGATGTTCTGGAAGAGGGACGACAGGTGCTGGTCTTGTCCGACCGAGTCCAGCACTGCAAGGACATTCTCGAGGGACTGCCCCCCGACATCAAGGACCAGGCATGTATCCTGAGTCAGGCGGTCAAGTCGGAGGTGCGCACCGAGTACTGCAAGACCAAGACGATTCTGATTGCGACCTACAGCATGTGCAAGGAGGGATTTGATGTCCCATCCTTGAATACACTGGTAATGGCTACACCGAGACCCGACATTGACCAGATCGTTGGTCGCATCCTGCGAGTAGAGAAAGCTGGGCGCGCTGTGCATCCAGTTATTGTGGACATCGTGGATCCACAGTTCAAGCGTCAGTTTGGAGCTCGGAATACTCTGTATAAGAAGCGGCAGTACTGCGTGGCCAGGATGGTCATGCCGTCTTTACCATCTGCGCAACCGAAGGAGTCGTCGGCAGTGTCATCTTCGGGCCAGGTGTCCGAGGAGGAGGACTGAGCGGGGCCGAGTGTCCCAGTTCATTGGCCGAGTCCACGAACACTTCAATCTTGTTCAGTCCATTGGTCTCCTCGGGCTTGGAGATGTCATTGTAATCCTTCATCTTTTGCGCAAAGGCGGCTGTCACCGAGCCAGGGATGAGGGGGCTCAACTCGGCCAGACGATCGTATTGGTCCTTCACATACTTCAGGAAGTCGCCGGGCTGCATGCGCTCATCGCGCGGCAACCGCAGTTCCACATTGATGAAGCGATACAGTTTTGCATAGTGGATGGCCGACATGCGGTGTCCCTCGGCGCGCTTGGCCCAGGCAAAGTAGGTTCCAATCGTGTTCAGAACACCAATCACAAGCGAGCCCACACCCAGAGCAGTCGCCGCCAGCTGGTGGTCCTGAAACAGGCTCGACGAGCCCGCGTTCAGAAACGCCACTGCACCCGACCCCACAATCACAGGCAGGTCAATGTACACCTTGCGACGGTTGAAGATGCTCTCTGCCTTCTTGTGCATGATCGCCAGACCGTTGGCCTTTTCACCTGTCTGCGCAAAGTACTCTTCCAGCGCGATCGTCCAACTGATCCGCTCACCAAGCTGTGTAGAGGCTCCCGAGTCTCCCATTTTGTTTTTAAACGCAGAGAACAATGTTGTGGCCGCCTAAGTACTACCGTGGCTTGTCCACGAGGAGGAAAGGCCAGCGTCGCCGCGAGTTGACCCGCAGGGCCCGCATGTCGTGGAAGAACCCCGCAGCCTACCGCCCGTTTGCGACAGACCGCGGAACGAAGCGCCGCCCATCCTCGTATTCCTCCAGGTTCCACAGCAAGTACCCTGGCGTTGTTGGGTTGCCTGCGATCGCAAAGGCCACCCATGTTCCCGAAGGTACCCTGAAGCAGGTCTACAATCGTGGAATGGCCGCGTGGCGCACGGGTCATCGGCCAGGTGCGTCTCAACAAGCGTGGGGCATGGCGCGAGTTCACTCCTTTGTTCTGCACGGCAAGACGTGGAGAACGGCTGATAAAGATTTAGCGGGAAAGTCATAATGAAACGGTTCAGGGCCACCACGGAGGAAAACGCCCTCTTGAGGCGGTTCAATAACGTGACTCCGTCGACTGCAAAGTACAGCGAGACCTTCACGGCGTCTCAGCAGCTCAGCGTGCTCGGTAACGCAGCATTCAATTTTGGTACCAATCCGTTCACGGTTGAACTGTGGGTCTACCCAACCACGATTGGCTTGGCCAACTACGACCTTGTCGACAGTGACAATGGATCCACGTACTTTACAATTGGCATTGTCGGACAAGCAGGAGGCGGTGCGCTGCGCCTTATCGTCAACAATGGAATGGGAGGCAACACGACTGGACTGTCTGCAGTAGTCCTTACGACAAACACATGGTACCACATTGCCATGATGCGCAACGGAGACTCCGCCTCGCTGTTTGTGAATGGAACCTGTGTTCTTACGGTGGCTGGTCTGGCTGCGTACTCGATTGGCACAAGCACTCTGCCGTGGTATATCAGTGGCAATTCAACCAGTGGTGGGCAGGCAAATCGGTTTATCGGAAGCCTTACCAATGTACGCATCGTCTCGGGACAGGACGTATACGCATTCGGAACCACGGTTGGGATTCAGTATTTCGTCGTACCCACTGCACCGCTGTCGGTCATCCGAGGAACTCAGCTGCTCTTGCAGGGGCTTGTGGATGTCGGACCCAATGCATTCACTGTGACCAATACGGGCGGCGTCACCGCGGCAAGCACACCGTCTCCCTTCGCGTAAGCACTCAAAACATCTCCTCACTTCATAACAATGCAGCAGCAGTACGACTACAACGGGGTACTCGTCAACAAGAGTCAACCCACGAAGGTCCTTCGTAAGGTGACAAAGATCTTGACGATCGATTCCAACGACCGCGACCCTGCGCTTTATGTCAAGACCAATGGTGGTGCTCCTGTTTCGGATGCGGGCGACTATGTGGTCTACTTGCCCCGTGTCTACGAGCGGGTGACAAAGATCGCACTCAAGGCGGCCATGGTGCAGGCGCCCGTCGTTCTGTCTACATCCGCCACGACCATCGGGTTTCAGCCAACGGACAGCTACATCCTCCTGGGTCTCGAGGGACTGAATCGCAAGGACGAGACCGCACCTGGTGCAGATCGGTCTGGATATGTCGACTCGTGGTTCGCGAAGCTTGCGAATGACGTGGGTGTTGCGCAGGCAGGTTCCACGATTGCAGGTGCGCAGTCCAGCGGTTCGGTCGTTACCTACACCACCGCAATCACCCACGGGTTCTTCGTGGGACAGACAGTGTGTATCACGGGGTGCTCGGCCGCGGCTGCCAACCTTGCCTTTGTGCAGATTGCGTCGGTTCCGTCGACGACAACCTTCACAGTGACCAGCACGGCGACATTCAATTCCAACAACCTGCTCACGACGGGTGGAACGGCCTTTATCCCGGGGACGCTGTTCTACAATGACGCAACCTACGACGAGCAGCATGTGGAGTTCACGCCTCCGATCAGCCGTCTGCAGCGCCTTCACATCACGCTGCGTCGTCACACTCCGTTTGGTGGTATCACCTCCACGACTCCTCTGACAGCACCGATTACATTCGGAGCCTCTCAGAACAGCTTTACCTTTGAGATTGAATACCTCGACAATGGGTTTGACGACTTCTCGACGATGCAGACGCGCCTCATGCCTACTGACCGCGCATAGACTTGCCCAGCATCACAAAGGTATCAAAGGTGAACAAGAACATGACACCTGTCAGGATGTATAAAAACATGTCGTGATGGGAGTTCGGCTCGTACCCCGTCTTGTTCTGCTCGACCATGGCCAGGATCTTATCCATCTTGGCCTTCATATCGTCACCCCCGACCGTGAAGGACTCGCGAGCGGCAAGTGTGGGCCGAGGCGGTGCCGTCGGGATCGGCTTGAAATTGGATGTCTCGGTGTTCGTGTCTAGCGGCAGAACCGACGTAAGATCGGCCACTGCCTTTGCGGCAGCCGTGTTTACCTGGCGCTTAGGCTCTGCATGTACATCCGACTTACCCTCCTTGACCGTCGTCCGAGCCTTGAAATCGCCCCCATCGGGATATGCGTCCTCGAGCAAGGTATAGTCCATACCACACTTGTTCTTGGGCGGGCAGAAAAATATAGAGGGTTTGTAGTAAAATGCGTCTCTCTGGAACCAATGAACTCTATGTCGTCGTCGCGCTTGCCGTGCTGAGTGTCGTTGCGCCCAAGATGATCAAGCCACTGACGGGCGGACTGGTCGGTCGCGCGGTGGCCACGGCGCTTGCGGCGTACCTGGCTCTCTACGTCAGCGTCCCCGTTGCCCTCTTCTGGACCATCGCGGTGCACGCGTCCATGTGCCAGTGCAGCGGCGGCACGGAGTACATGTGCGACGCCACGAAGACGTCCCAGGCGGATTGCGAGTCGGCGACGAACGGTGGTCACTGGGATTCGAAGGCGAACAAGTGCTCCTGTGCGCCGAGCAAGTAAATTCCCACTCCTAGACAATGATTGACATTCTTGAGAACCACAAGCTCTTTTTGGGTATCATGTTGATTCTCGTCAATGTAGGGTCGCGCCACTTTATTGACGAGCTGAGTGACGACCCGAAGGTCTATGAGCGCAACATCCTCCTCCGACGCATCGCAATCTTTGCAGTGTGCTTCGTCGGCACGAGAGATCTGGTGTATTCCCTGCTATTGACGGCTGGGTTCATTATCATCGCGTCTGGCATGTCAAGCCGTAGCCGCGAGGGCTTCGAGGAAGTGAAGAAGGAGAAGATGTGCGGGGCCCACGACAAGGCCCCGCCGCTGTTCCACGATGACTAAAATGGATTCGTGAAGCTTCACTCGTGGAGACTACCATGGATCTCTACGCTCTCTTTCTTCGCGAACGCCCCGACGGCACCAGCTTGTTCGACCTCTTCCTGACCGAGTGTCAGAAATGGTACGACCAGCCTGCCCATACCTTTACCGAGATGCGCACTCGTGACAACAAGAAGGTTCGTGGCGATGTATTCGAGGAGTTCTGCGTCAAGTACCTGAAACATGTCCGCAAGTTGAAGAACGTCTGGCTGCTGAAAGATGTACCTGACGAGCTGCTGACTCAACTAAGCCTCAAACGCCCGGATGTCGGAATCGATATCGTGGCGGAGAGTGATGGCAAGTACTATGCGATTCAGTGCAAGTACAAGAAGCACGTGTCCCACAAGAAAAACGTAGTGACATGGAAGCAACTGTCAACCTTCTACGCGCTGGTGCTGCGAACGGGACCCTGGGCACAGTACATCGTCATGACGAACTGTGACTATTGTCGGCATATGGGGAAGAAGACAGCGAAGGATGTGTCGATTTGTCTGCGGACATTTCAGAACATCACTCAGGAGCAGTGGGTACAGATGTGTGAGCTTCGTATGTCTGAACCCACTGTTCCGCAAGTCGCACTAACGCCTCAGCAGCTCCGCGAAGCTCGGCTTGCTCGTTTCTCATCTCAATCCGCTGCTGGAGGTGGCTCACCCGCTCCCTGAGACCACGCAGTTGTGCGTCCTTGTCGTGGTATTGGTCTGCACGACGCCGCCGAAACAAGTAGAACATCGAAGGAGTCGCATCTTCAAGGGCTGCAAGATCCTTCTGAGCCCTAGCGAGTTGGACTTCAAGTGTGGGCATTTTTACTATTGTCCGTTGGGTGGGGATGAGTCCGTTTTTCAGCGCCTCCGAGTGGAACGGGTGCGTCGACGACGACGAGTGCCGCCCGACTTTGCCTTCTCCACTGCCTTCTTGAGTTTCGCAATCCGCGCCTTCAGGTCTGCCTCAGACGGCAACTTGCGCAGATCACCCACTCGGCGGTGATACTCGTGGTGCTTTAAGATTTCCTCTGCCTCATGCAGCTCCTTCTCAAGTCTTGCGAGTCCCTTGGGCATTTATACTGGAGGCAGATTATTCACGACGACGGCGGGTCTTGCGGGTTCCACGACGACGCCGCGTCCCTCCACGCTTACCCTTGTGCTTCCGAGTGTGGTGTCCACGAACATGAGCATAAATCTTTTCCGCTGCCCTCTGTTCCTTTGCCTGCACCTGAAGAGCCGCTTCTGCACGCTCTTGTTCTGCCTCGTGTGCCTTCTTCCGCGCCTCCTTCTGCTCAGGCGTCAGCGCTGCCTCCGATGCCTTTGCCTTTGCAGCCAACTCCTTCCGAGACTCCTTGGAAAAATGTATGACGGACCCCTGCATTTATATTAGACTCAGATTAAAGCTTAATCACCACGCTGTTCTTCCCCGTGGAACCAGCCTTGTTGTTCGGCTTCTTCGGTGCAGGTGCCACAGTCTGCTTGATGTCCTTGAGGAGTTCATCGATCGACGGCGGCGGGCGCATCTCGGGTGCGGACTGCTGCGAGGGCATCGGCGGCATCGCGGGGGTCTTACGGACTCCGATACGAACGGGCTTGGTCTCCTGCGGTTGGCGGGGGATCATGTTCGGCGGGGGCGGCGGGGGCACAGTCTGCTGCATAAAGCTCATGAGACCCGACAGAGGATTGGACGGCTGCTGGGCCTGCGACGGCTGGGCACGCATCTGCTGAGTCTGGTTCTGCATGGCGGCCGCGGCCAGCGAACGGGCAATGTCGGGGTTCTGACGCATGATGTCGTCAATGTTCGGGATGGGCGCCTTGCGAGCCATCTGGTTGGTCAGGTGGACCATGTAGATCATCATACACGTGCGCAGAGGAATGCGGACCATCGGGTGCATCTTGAGGTTCTCACCATACAGGTCGTACAGCTCCTCAAAATCGTCCTCCAAATCCGCCACATTCATCTGGGCCGCCTCCGACAGACCATCGAGCTGGAGTCCAAAGGCCTTCATCATCTGGATGTTCTTGGACCCGTACTCCAGACCGCTCATGCCCGTTACGAACCACTCGGAGAACTGCTTGATGGTCGCGTCCATCGATTTCTCGCGCTTGATGAACTCGAGCTCCATCTTCATCTCCTCGATGGACGAGTCCATGGTGAAGCGCTTGCGCATCGGCACGCCCATCTTGGACAGACGCTCAAACTTGCGCAGGATCTCGTACTTCTCCTTCATCATGGCATCATCCGACACGCGCTTGACCTGGGGAGAATACGGCTCGGCATTGAAGTTGCGCATGCCATTCACCACCTCGGGGCCCGTGTTCTCGAAGGAGGGCACCAGGTTCGGGGCTGCGGGAGCCGAAGGCGCAGACGACCCGCCACCAAACTCCTCGAAATTGAGCGTAGGCAGATCGATGGTCTCGATGTTGGCCATGCCGCCACTCACCATGCTGGGATTTACGAGGAGGTCTGTCTCCATTTACTTCTCTCACGGGTCTGTTTCGTAAGCTTGGAACGCAGGTGGTTTACTTGGAATGCTCCAGACACCACAATCCCTGCAAGAATGAATCCGCAAGATCGTCCTTCTTCGGATGCTTGGCAAAATGTTCCTGCCACACCTGAGGCACGAGTGCGCGAGCATGCGTTATGCCTGTCGTTTTGCGTCCTTTATAGCTTGCAGTTGAATCATCCACTGTCACAATGTTCGACAGCTTGTGAGTCGCTGAGACCCCCTGGACTCGAAATCCTCGGCAGCAAAAGTACATCTGGAGCATTGCCTGGACTCCGAACATTCGACGGTCCATTTGGTTCTCCACGCACACCAGGTCCGCCCCTGCCCACGAAGACGCCCGAGCATCCAGGCTCGCGATGATCGACGGTGCCAGGTCCAACACAGACCCCTGGATAGCCGAGGACACGCACTTCTTCCACGTGTTCTGCTTGTGGTGGTTGTAGAGCAGCTTGACCAAATCCGCTTTCGTGGTTGCCTCTGTCGTCAACCCTGCTGCCGCGAGCTGCTCGTGAAGCTGATTCGGAGTCAACTTGGTCAGCTCCTTCTTGGTCGGCGCCTTCTTTTTGCGGGGTGCGTGCTTGGAACACGCAAAGGTTCCGTTGGACGCATGTTCGTAACGAGCCGCTGTCTTGCACTGATGACATCTTGGAGCGCCGACACCTGCCCGTTCCCCAAGGACGTCAATAATATTCCAGTCTGTGATTCGGACGTCTGTGCGGGATGTGCCCTCGAGGACACAGTAGGCGAGGTTCCTCAGTCCTGGATCCAGACTAACTACCTTCATTGATATTTAAGGCGATGTTTGTATAAATGCCGTGTGACTGCACCAAGTACAAGGACCCTGCGCCGATCAGGCTGTCGTGGATACGGAAACCACCACCCCCGCCTCCTACCACCACGTCACCTTCGGTTCCTTCGCTCAAGCGGTCGCCTTCAGTAGCGAAATGAGCGTGGGCTTGGCGTCCGTCTTGCTGAAGGGAAGACCGCGCTTGCTCAGCATGTCCTGCAGCTCCTTCTTGGTCTTGCCCTGAAGCGCATCCACATCGATCGGGGCGGGCGGGCCGTCCACAACCTCGGCGGCAGTGTCCTCGACTGACGCGCGATCGTCCTCGTCCTCCTCGTCAGCGGGCGTAGGAGCAGGCGCGGGACTGGGTTCATGTTCAGGTTCAACGGGGACTGAGTTGTCCATGGCGTGCGTGATGTCGCCGATGGCCATGAGCACCGAGTTCATGTTCTGGAAGAGGCGCGTCTGCTGCCAGTACAGCCAGCCCACCATGCCCGCAAGGACAAAGACCATGGACGCAAGAAGCGCGACAGCAGCGTGAAGGAGCTCCATTTGATGTGAACGCAAGACGCGATTCCTCTCAGGAGAAACGAAGAATCTTGCCCAATGGTAAACGATGAAGACGCTCTATTGGATCGCAGGCTTATTGGTTGCGGCCTTGCTGCTGCGTATGTACTTCAATGGAGTCGACAAGTTCACACTGCAGGGAGACTACTGGGATGTCCCTGGAGGCACACCTCATGTGCGGGAGGAGATCCTGCACAAGACGGGCGCTGGCAATTACGACTTTGTGTACCACGATTCGCCGTACACACTAAATTAAGTATTGCGTTTCAATAAATGCCTGCGAAGCACACAGTCTACTTTGAGTTTAAGGTGCGAGGCGATCCGACAGCAGAACAGAAGAAGGTTTTTGTAGATTGGTTCAAGAGCAGGCTCGGAAAGAAGTTGACGGTGCTGTACCACGCGAACAATACATTTAGTGTTCGGGGTCCTACGGATGACGACGAAGCATTGACCAAAGCCGACTGTCAGGTGGTTCTTGACAATATACTTGATCACCACAAGATCCTTGAGGACCTCCCGTTTTCTGGGGTTGAAAACTTTAAGACTACGACAAGCGCTAAGCTGCGCGGGAAGAAGGGAGGCTCTCGTCGTCGTCGCAGGTCCCGTCGTGGTACGATGCGCCGTTAGAACTCGTCGTCCAACCGCAGCTCGTCGCGAGTGGTCGTGATGGCCCGCGAGTAATCCGACACCTTCTTCTCGAAGAAATTGGTCTTGCCCTCCAGACTAATCAAGTCCATGAAATCAAACGGATTCTGTGCACCAAAGATCTTCGGCGTGCCCAACTGGACCGCCAACCGATCTGCCACGAACTCAATGTACTGCGACATCATCTTGGCGTTCATGCCAATGAGCGAGCAGGACAGCGCATCGCAAATGAACTCCTTCTCTAGCTCCACCGCGTGCTTGACGATTTCATGGACAGTATCCTCGGATATCTTGGTCTCCAGCGTGTGAAACAGGGCCACGGCGAACTGGGTGTGGAGACCCTCGTCACGCGAGATGAGCTCGTTCGAGAAGGTCAGACCTGGGAGGAGACCGCGCTTCTTCAGCCAGAAGATCGAGCAGAATGCGCCCGAGAAGAAGATGCCCTCCACGCAAGCAAAGCCCACCAGACGCGTGGCAAAGGACTTGTCAGACCCCATCCAGGTCAGGGCCCACTCCGCCTTCTTTTCAATGCAGGGGATGGTGGTGATTGCATTGAACAGCTTGGCCTTCTCCTCCTGGTCCTTGACATATGTGTCGATCAACAGAGAGTATGTCTCCGAGTGGATGCCCTCCATGGCGTTCTGGAAGGAATAGAACAGCTTGACCACCTGCGAGCTGACCTCGCCCTGAAACCGCGTGACAAGATTCTCCATGACGATTCCGTCCGACCCTGCAAAGAAGGCCAACACGCGGCCGATGAAGTGCTTCTCGGCATCTGACAGCTTGGCCCAGTCCGCAATGTCCTTGGAAAAGTCAATCTCGTCGGGGGTCCAAAAGACCGCGACGCTCTGCTTGTACATGCGATACAGGTGCTGCTCGGACGACTTGATCGGGAACAGTGTAAACGCCATTATATCTAGACGGCGATTATTGCCTAAACGAAAAGTTGTGGAGACTACATAATGAGTAGCACCTCGAACGTGCAGGCATACCTGACCTCGGTCTTTCGGCCTGTCTACACCTACACTCCAGCCACCTCGAACTTCACGACTCAGCTCGACATTTCCAATGTGAACACTGTGACCGCAAACACGCTGATTGCCTATCGCGCAGACATCTCTGACTCCAACAGCAATGTATTCGTTGGAACGGGTGCGGGTGTGAATTTCCTGAACCTGCAGAATTCTTCGAACAATACGGCACTGGGGTTCAATGCGGGTAGCCAGATCTCTAACTCATACGATGTCATTACGATTGGATATACAGCTGGCCAGAACATTTCCAACACGACCAACACCATCCTCCTCGGAAACAACCTCGGCGGAAACACGAATGCGCTCGTGAATTCGATCTGGATTGATCCGTTGGGCGGAACAGGTGCAGGCACGGCCTCTTGCAACACAATTGCCATCGGTGCAGGCACAGGTCTTGTGGGCAGCTGCAACATCTGGATCGGGACGGCGGCAGGTGCTCAGAACACGGGATCCAACAACATTACCATCGGGCATTCGATCGTCCCAGCGACTGTGCCGACAAACTACTACATGCAGATGGGATGGACTTCGAACATTGTTATGGCCGCCGACCTCTCTCAGAACGCTGTCTCCATTGGAAAGGGTGATACCAGCATGGCGTACATTGACGGAATTGGTCGCGTACCCAACCTGGTCTTGGATGTATCGGGATCTGGACGCTTCGGAGGTGGTCTCGCCCTTGGAGTGGATCCTGGGCAATATACCTTGGATGTCAACGGTACGTTCCGCGTTGACGATGGACATGGAGCAATCTACTACCAAAGCGATGTCAAGGGATATCCTCGCTTTAGCACATCGGGCTTTATCCGTGGAAAACGGGGTCTGTCTTCCACGGAGGGTGTATCGGGAGCAGCGGGTACGCCGTTCATGGCGGGCAATCCGAATGTGGCAATTGCCCTCTGCGTCGGCGTGTCCATCATTGCCGTGTCAGACGACGCCCTGATGGTGTTTTGGAGTGGAACTGGAGCTCCTGTTACACTCAGTGCGAATAGCGCTGGCCACATCAACGTGTCGTCGCCGCCAAACATCAGCAGCACTCTGACCAATACACCGTTCACGGTCTCGTTCTTCCCCTTGGCAGATCCCACTCTATACGCCGCGGGCACTGGTATTTAGCTTGTCCACCATCTTGCGAATCGACACGGTAGACACACCCGATGCCGCCGACACATCGGCCAGCCGTCCCTTCAGGACATGGGAGACCACGCCCGACACAATGGTCTTCGGCGTGTGCTCCATCTCGGGGAGCTGGGTGATAAGCAGCAGAACCTGGGTCCGCTCACTCTCGGTCACGCTCATCTCTGCACAGATCCTCTCGGCGATTCCCAGCTGTGTGTTCAAGACGGACGACACCTCGGACTCGAACCTTGCCAATCCCTTGCACAGGGCACGAATCGACACGCGGAAGAGATCCGCCACTTCCTCGTGCGTCCGAGTTGCATTGTGCTGACGGCACGCCACAAACACGGATCCAGCCATCAGGGCTCGACGAGACTCGCCTCGGGTCTTGCGGGCATCCTCAATCCGCTTGAAGGTCGCGCAGGCATCTTGGATGATGGCCTTAGGAAGTCCGATTCGAGCACAGGAGGCCTGAATCGCATCAAAGATTCCCATCCACGAGCGCTCGCCGTGGCTCGACAGAGACCACGACGACAACTTGCCAATCGACTTCGATTCGTCGGACTGCCCAGGCGTCCGCTTTCGCATCATCATGGATCCGTACGATGCCTCGGGAAGGAGCTCATTGATCACGCCCCCCGTGCGAGACGGATTGCCCTCCGTCTCCGCGTAGATCCTCCATTCGGCGGATTCGTCAATGTGGCTGCCGAGGATTGTTCCGCAGCAGCAACAGACTTTCTGTCCCTCCTCCAACTCAGTGTCAGGGTGTTCACAGTTCATGAGATGTGTACGTGTTTGGAACAAAAAGTCCATTTTCAAGAACGGTACATGCTGTTCATTGCGGTCGGGTCATATACCATGGGCCTATATGTGGTGAGCAAGGGTGGGCGGTGAGAGGCACGCTGTTGAGTCCGCAGCCACGACACCAATAAATACTTGTCGTCGTTTACGGGCCACACCAGAAACCCAGATTCAGTCAGCGTCTTGGTCAGGTACTCTCGCGCCTCTGACACCTGGAACAGCGGATATCCAAATACAAAGTTGGGAACTTCAAACACGACATATGGGGCGTTGGGATTGTGGATCGCTTGTGCGCGAATCTTCGCGTAGAGCTGGGCAAGAACAGGACGCATGGCGGACATTCTCCGCTCCCTGCGTTCCTCTTGCTCGTCCCATACATCACGGGCTTTCAGCATCCTTGCCTTGTCTACACACTATGTTCCGCTCAATTGCACTCGGCGGCGGGGGTGTCCGTGGAGCACTTCACATTGGTGGGTTGCGTGCACTGGCAGAACGACAACCGTTGGTATTCCCTGACGGAATCTACGGGTGTTCCGTCGGGTCCATTATTGCAACATGTCTGGCGTTTGGGTTGAATGTCGACCAGATGGAGTCCATGCTGAGCACTGAGTTTGTCTTGTCCAACTTTATCCCACCTCTGTCCTTGTCGGCCCTGATGTCGTTTCAGTCCAAGAAGGGCATGTTCTCGATGGACATGCTCGAGAATGCGCTCTTGACTTCCTTTGCTCGATTCGGAATTGACCTTCGAGGAAAGATGATTTCCGATGCGCCGCAGAAGTTGTGGATCGTGGCAGCCAACCTGACGCGCAAGAATACCAGTCTACTTACTGGTCAAATTCCATTGCTGGCTGCCATCAAGGCGTCGTCGTGTATTCCAGGCGTCTATCAGCCCCAGATCATCAACAACAATGTGTTCCTCGACGGAGGAGTGAAGTGTGACTGCATCGTTAGCGTGGTGCCCAAGGGAACCTTGGTCTTTCATATCGGATATGCGCAGGGACCGCTGTTTCCGTCTGCACTTGAAGCGATGGAGATTGGGGAGTTCTTCCGCAATGTCTATGCCAATGTTCGCGAGGGCCTGCGACCCAAGTACCCGAATGTGTTGGATTTTGAAGAGACCAAGCTGGGTCCTCTGTCAGATGTCACAGAGGAGGAGAAGACATACATGTTGACGACTGGATACGAACAGGCCTCACGCTTTTTCTCCAAACTGGGATACCAGAAACTGGTTGAGCGAAGCAGTAGTGACGCGCTGAGTGAAGTCCGTGATGCCGTCTGAGGACTCGAGCTTGATCGTCGGATACCCCTCGATGCCGTAGGCAGTGCACGTGGCTACATCCTCTTCGCAATTCACTGTCTTGCCGACAACCTTGGTCGTGCCGTATGTCGCAGGAAGGTGAAGCGCCTCCCATTCGGGCTTGGCCTTTTGCGAGTGACCGCACCAGTCCGTGTAGAAAAAGTACAGGGTCGCATTGCCCTCGAGCGTCTCCCGCAGAGCAGGGCGCAGGGTCGGCTTCCAGTAGATATAGGTCAATACCACAATCAGGAGGAGGAAGGCCGACTCAAGCCAGTACATTGTTGAAAGAGACGAGAAATTCTACGCTGCTTTTCATACCAGCGGCGATAGGCCTCTTCTGCAGATACGTTCTCTTTCAGTTGCATCCACGCCACATCCGTGGTCATTCTCTCAGGCTCATAAGGACGCGGGTTCACGACGAACCATCGTCCTTGGTAGCGTAAAACGAATTCAGGCATTAACATAGTCTCTTTTGCTAAAGGTAAATGGAAGCAGTCGGTAAGGTGATTCTTGCCATTGTCCTCAATTACGGGGTCCATTACGCATCGATGGCGGCCCATAACTCGATGTGCATGCCGCACACTGTCCAGGAAGTTGCACAATCGCTGTTTCTCACCGCCAGTCCTGCATGTTCGACCCTTCTGACGATTGCTCAGCACACGCAGAATGGATACGCCGCTGCCGTGACCACGGGCGCTGTTACGCTGGTAACAGACGCACTGAAGGTCGCCGCTTAGACGCGCAGGCCACCACCCGGGAAGCCGACCAGCCCAGCGCCGATACCGAAGCCAGCGCCCGTGCGAGCCGAGGCCCCGACGCTCGGGGCGTAGATGTCGAGGATGGCGAAGGTGGCCGTCGCGACGAGGGCGATCATGCCAACCTCCGACACCTTGAGTGTCTTCCCAGGGAACACATACGCGGCGATGGCCACCGCGAGGCCCTCAAGCGCGTACTTAATGACGCGCATCAACAGATCCGACATATCCAGGCCAGGGGCGGCAGTAGGCTTCGGCTTAGACTCCATTTTATTCATTGGTCGCGAAAGAAATTCATCCAGACCCAGACCCGAGGAACAAACGGATGCCAAGGACGACTGCGGCAATCGTCCAGACGAACCACCAGGAGATGTAGTTCGAGACATAGTACAGGACGACATAGAACACGATGGCATGGAGCAACGCACTCCACACGACACCTCCTGGGAGGCTCGGTACGATCACGCCAGGACAGAGCAGGAAGAACACGACTGCACAGGTGTAGAGATCGTACATTATATCCTCCAAAGGTATTTTCACGCTGGACGCCCATCAGACAAAATGCCTGCAACTGAGCTTCCCATCACCGAGGACGACGGCACCCGTATCGACTATTTAGATGAGGATCCCGAGGTCCCGAACCAGCGCTACTGCATCATCTCGTTCATCAGCCCCGAGAAGGTGATTCAGCAGAAGCAGGAGTTCTACTTCAAGGAGTTCGTGACGTGGATGGACTACCAGTGGAAGGTCAAGGGCCTCGAGCACCTCATGGCGTTCGTCTCCAAGAAGTACTCCATTAAGGTCGACGACCTTCTGAAGGACGCGGAGGAGTTCGTCAAGGTGCGCAACGAGGAGGTCAAGGCCACTGATGTCCACGAGGAGTACCAGGTGTTCATGCTCAAGCACGAGAAGGAGCTTCAGGAGAAGTTCGATTCGACCGTGAACTTCCGCACGAACATCCGCGGCGTCAAGGTGCGTCGTTGCTTCCCGTCCGTGGAGGAGACGCAGATGTTCGCCAAGGTCCTTCAGCGCAAGTACCCGAAGGACAATCTGTACATCGGCAAGGTCGGTTGCTGGCTGCCGTGGGACCCCTCGGAGCACCTGATGCCCGAGGTCGAGTACGCCGAGCGCGAGCTGAACGAGCTCATGCGCAAGTACAAGGAGAACGAGGTGAACAAGGACATGTTCTTTGCCGAGCAGCGCGACGAGTCCATCAAGAAGCAGAAGGAGGAGAATGAGCGTCGTCGCAAGGCCAATGCGCTTGAGGCGGCTGGCGGCACGAATGCCGCGGCTCAGCTGACGGATCTGGCTGTCCCTGTCCATCCGACAGAGGGGGTCATCCGCGAGTAATTTGTTGGAGAGATGTAAATGGGTGGGTTTGACGAGTTTTTCAAAGCTATTTCCAGTCCTAGTGCGGGCAAGCGTCGTGGGGGCGTGCGCCGCGGGTCAGTCGCTAAAGGAATAATGGCCAAAGATATTGCGTTAGCACTTAAAGCCCAGGGAGTAGACGCAGCCGCTGCGGAGGAACTTTCGACCCCGCTCGCCAGTGCACAGATGGAGTCCGACGAACAGACTGACGAAACGCGGATTGGACAGAGTATTCAGGTGGTTGGTGATGTGATACAGTTAAGCGCGTCGACCAAGTCGTTGTTCGAGGGCAAGCTCGAAGACTTCTTGAAGACACTTGCCACTGTATGGGCAAATCTTCAACTGTATGGCCCAGCTGCAGCGTCGGGAGTGGTTGTAGGTGTGGGTGCTGCTGGTGCTGCAGCATGGCAGTTTGACTATGTCAAAGAGGCTGCCTACCTCTTCTTACCCATCATTGCCGAAGACATCAAGAAGTACGCTCATGACAACATGGGAGTTGCTCTCACATCAGCTGTGTTGTTTCCAATCTGTCTTTACATCTTTAGTATCCTCCTCCTCAAGTCGGTCATGAAGAAAACGCCCTCACCAGCTTCTGTTGAGAAGAGTGCAATCTCTACATTTGGTCTGGAACTGAAAGGCGAACCAGACGCGGCTGAACTCAAGCAGGCACTTGCTATACTCGATGCGAAAGTGGCCGCGGCAGAAGCAGCCATGAAGGCACAAAATCCTGTTCCTCAGTGGACGGGTGCCAACGCTGTGCCGCTGGGAATGCCCAGCCAGCCCCAGCTCACGAACGCTGGCGGTCGTCGTCGCTCTACTTCCCGCCGCCGTCGCCACCAGTCTTATTTACCCAAACGGACACGGCGTTCTTCTTCTGGACGGCGCCAGCGGTATAGTCGTCGGCGGCGAGAATAGCCGAATGGAATGGCTGATTGTTCGCCCACAAGGTTGAGTCGCACATCCTGAACGGCGGATGCTCGGCGGCCTTGTACCAGAACACCTGGTCCTCCAGCTTGTTGGAATTCACATTGTTGCAGATAACCAAGCACTCAAAGTTCTCGGTGCACTGGTCCATGAACGTACAGAACATCTCAAACGTCGGAAACATACCTGCGTAATTCTCGTAAATCCTACGACGATTACCTAGGATATTCTCGCGGAGAATGAAGACAAAATCCACGTTCGTGCGCAGATTGGGCGTGATACC